AAATGGATTGAGAAAACTTGGCAGGAGTGCCAAGAGTCTGCTTGGAAGGAGCAGGTATGAAATCCATATACAAAGGTGCTGAATACTTTGTGATCAGCACCCTGGGTGACATGATCGAACTGGCACCCACAGCACACGGTGCAGGGTCTTTTATTGTTCATAAGGACTTTGTCATTGAGTGGGATCCCACTGACACAACCTACGAGCAAGAAGCAGGTAGCCGCTACAGATAAAGTGTGGCAAGAACGCAACAGGTTGACAAGGCCCGATCTTTTTGCTATTATACGACTATGATGAACACAACGGAGCACAAGATGGAACAAGGCTTTTTGATAGCAGAGATCATAGACATACTGGACCGTTTGGACCGTTATGACCACGTGTTTGCCGCTAAGATGATCCAGCAGTATGACCACACGGGCCGCTTGAGCCCTAAGCAGGTCGCAGTCTTGGAGCACATAGTGGCCAAAGCCTGTTTTGCATAAAAGCCACAGGTTGACAGACCACAATCTTCGTGCTATACTACACAGACACTAGCAAACAAGGAGCGTGAAATGGGTTACAAGGTATTGGGCCGCTACGAAGATGTCATGCAGGGATTCACTGCTCGCAAGGGCTTAGAAGGCCCATTCAATTTTAACGGTCGCATACTCTACTACGATGCAAAAGAGGGTAAGTATTATGACCCGCGCAGTGACTTCTATGTCAGTCATAGCGAATACTTTGAGATTGTGGGTTTTATGTCAGGAGCGAAACAATGATTGAAATACAAGGTTTGACCAAGAACCAAAGAATTATAGCAGACTTCCTCTACCATCGGTGTGACACTCAACGTGATGTTGAAGCCGTGCTTGAGCACTATGGTAGGGATGCTCGTACAGTCTATGAGCTATTGACTGCGGCTACTCTAGACCAGTATATGGCTACAGATTTGGCTGAAGAACTTATTGACTACATCAAATCTCGATAGTATAATACAGACATTAATTACACGGAGCGAACGATGACCAAGGCATACAAAGTACTAAGCTTAGACACTGTAAAAGGCAGTGTGGCCACACTGGCACAAGATCCTGTGGTCAAAGACCTACGCAATGAGACTGATGAGGACATACTGACTCGTCTGCGCGAACGCTTTGAAATCTTAGACGACATGACTCGTGCTGTAAAGAAAGGCGATGTAAGGGCTATGATTGTCACTGGCCCTCCAGGTGTGGGCAAGAGCTACGGTGTGGAAAAGGTATTGAGCAAGCATGACGTTTTTGCCAATGTAGCACAAAATGAAAAGCTTAAGAAGTATGAAGTAGTCAAAGGTGCTATGAGTGCTTTGGGTCTCTACTCCAAGCTCTATGAGTTCCGCGCCAAGAAGAACATTCTAGTGTTTGATGACTGCGACAGTGTGCTCTTAGATGATCTTAGCTTGAACATCTTAAAGGCAGCACTGGACACGTCAAAGAAAAGAACTATACATTGGAACACGGACAGTCGTCTGCTTAAGAACGAAGGCGTGCCCAACAAGTTTGACTTTGAAGGTGGTGCAATTTTTATAACCAACATTAAGTTTGACAACGTTAGGTCTAAGAAGCTGCGTGATCACTTGGAAGCATTGGAGTCACGCTGCCACTACTTGGACTTGACCATTGACACAGAGCGTGAGAAGATGTTGCGTATTAGGCAGGTAGTGCAGGAGTGTGGCATGTTAGATAGCTATGAGTTTGATGATGTAGCCAAGGACACACTGTTGGACTTTGTAGATGACAACAAGAAGAAGCTGCGCGAGCTTAGTCTAAGGACTGTGCTTAAAATAGCAGACTTGAAACGTAGCATGCCTAGCAACTGGCGTGCTGTAGCAGAGGTTACGTGTATGCGCCGCTCCTAAGGCACACAGACTAGATGCAGGCCGATTCGCTCCCGGCCGTGTATTTAGCAACCTCTGCATATAAAACATCGCAATGATGTTTTGGATCCTCGAGGCCGATTCGCTCCCGGCTGTCGAGGATTTTTTTTTTCATTACGGTGATGAGATAATTTTAGATAACGGTCCGAGGTGGGTCGGGATATAATTATAATTTTATATTTTTTATAGCGCAACGCTAACGCCCATAGGTGCAAAATCACCACCATGTGAGAAAAATACCCTACTTTAAAAATTTTCGTGACGCAGATTTTTTTCCATGCAGGACCCTTTCGGGCACGTTACTGTTATTTTACCATTGACTGATCGTAGTTAATGATTGGAGCAGGTTCTTGTGCGTCAATTCCAGCTAGTCTACGCAGATCTTGAAGACTCTTTCCACTAGCTAGGTTTTGACCCATGTTATAGCCTTTGACCATTTTTCCCGCATGACCACCTAGACTCTGCACTGCCTGTAGGGGATCGTTCTGACTCAGTGCATGAGCAACATTAACGCCTTTAGCCAAAGTAGCTACATTTCCACCTACCACACTGGCCACACTGTTTAGAGCCTGTTTATAGTCACCCTGTTCCAGTGCGTCTATAGCTCGAGCCACTGCTTTTACCATGCGTGTTTGTGGTATGAGATCTGTCACACGATCTATAATGGGATGTTCTTTCATCCAAGTTGTCAGCTTGTTCACTAGACTCTGTGCTGTTTCTTGTTTGGAATCTATAGTGCCTATAAGCTGTTCAATTTCGTCAATATCTTGTGGTGTGGGTTGGGATTCAGGAGCAGATATTTGACTGGGTGGTAGTCTATCGGTAACTTCTCGTATCAGCATGATGTATATTTAGTCTGCCCACATACTGCGAAAGTCGCCATAGTGTCTTATAGCCGTGTAAGCAGTTTCAGCCAGAAATTCAAAATGATTTCTCATAGCCTCCAGTACTGGACTAGGCACTGAACTAGTTCTAATAACATAGTCATAGCAGCTCTGTCCCAAGTCTGTGTAGTAACGTTCCGTTAGGCCTCGACGTTTACCCAGTTCAGGAAATACAGCACGAGTAAACCAACATACATTAGCAAAGGACAAGGCTTGTCCTACGGTTTGTATTCTCATGTAATGTTCTGCATAGCTAGGTCCAGGTTGCCAATCAGGTTTTTTCAGTCGATCACCAAAGATTTCAGCTTCATATTTCACTATGTATTGAGGTATAGCCCATCCATGCAGTTCGTTAGTGTCTGTGAGTAATTGTCTAAAGATTTCGGTATGAGCTCTCATAGATTACTCCTTTATTACAGTATATTTATTAGGTCATGTTGTTCAGTAGCTGTCTTAATTTTGTGCTTTCAACCTGCGCTGTGCTTCGCACAGTCGTGCCTTCTCTTGGGTCCACAGCAGCAGTTCTTTGTAGGTTGTTCAGTATGGAGCCAGCACGACTCTGTGTGTTCTCATCTGTCTGTGCATCTTCGCCTGGGTCTGTGATTCTCAATGTATCCACGTTGAACTCAAGATCAATCTTCTGTCCCACACCGCTTGAACTACGTGTTTTCATCAGCTGTATTTGGTATCGTCCACGTTCACGCATAGCTCTTGATGTAAAGATGCCAAAAACGTTGTCCGCAGTCTGTATCTTGCTTAGTCCGCCACTGATATGGCTATGATCAAATTCCACTTCTTCCACTGCGCCGCGATTAAGCTGACTGGCCGTTACCAGTATGCAGTTCTTTTCCACAGCTAGGTTTCTAAGCTCTTCGCTCACATACTTGTCTTTAACAAACAAATTCTCCGCACTGATTCTCTTACTGATTGGCATCAATAAGTCCAAGTAGTCTACCAGTAGCACATCTACTCTGCGAGCTAGCTTGATTTCATATTCTTTTAGATAGCTGCGTATGTCATTAGCAGTCTTACCCGATGGCATGTATTTGACCTGATAAGTTCCGGACTTCTTACCAATTACTCGTACACGCATTTCAACTTCGTCGATCTGTCGAAAAATGTCTCTACTGGCTATTTCAGTAACCATACTGTCCACACGCATACTCACAAGTTCTTCGCTCAGTTCCAATGTAAGATAAACTACATTTAAACCTTGCAGTGCCCAGTTTACACCGAGATTGGCCAGGAACAAGCTCTTACCCGCACCCGATCCTCCTGCAAAGATGTTCAGTTCTCCCTTGTTCATACCTCCGAACAGTCTCTTGTCCACAGTAGTCCAGCCTGTGCTAATCTGTCCGTTTTTGTCTTTAATACGCAGTAGCCTAGCACGAGGGTCAGCAAAGTAGTCTGTGCCCATGTCTTTGGTCAGACCCACTTGTACAGCCTGCTTGACTAGATCTTCCACTGGACCATATTCTCCCTTTTCCAGTAGGTCTGCACTCTTTAGAATAGCACGTTCTAGACCTTTATGCCTAATGAATGTTTCAAAGTCCTGTAGCAGCCAATCATAGTGTTCTTCTCTCAGTTCGCCAGGGTTTGAAAATTTATTCACTGTGGCTGCATTAACGATGTCAAAGGTAGGTAGTATGTTATGTTCTACCACATAGTCGTTTATGAACCTAGCTGCTGATTGTAGTCGTCGATCAAACAGTTCCGGATCAAAAATGCTTTGGCAGCGTACAAAAGTCTCTGCATCAGTCAGCATCATTTCGATGTATAATTTCTGTATGTCATAGCCGTAGTCTGCGTTTTGTTTTGTCATGTAAAAACCTTTGTGTTGTATTGTTTTTCAAAGCGTCGAGCATCTAGCCTATCATTTACCATAGGTTCTCCTCGAATATTAAGACTAGTATTAAGTAACATAGGGCACCCTGTAGTATCATGCCATAATTCCAATAATCGTCTTATACGACTGCCATCCTTGGGCACCGTTTGAACTCGACTAGTTCCGTCAGCATGGATTATAGCAGGAAACAGTTCGGGATGTCTACACTTACTGGTGAACTGCATATACCTATGATGCTCGGCTCGGCCTCTTATATCAAAATGTTCTTTGGCATATTCTTCTAACACCACGGGAGCAAATGGCCTAAACTGTTGTCTTTGTTTTATACCATTAACACGATCTTTAACATCGGGACCTCTTGGGTCGGCCAGTAGGCTACGATTACCAAATGCTCTAGGTCCATATTCGGCTGCTCCTTGTGCCACTCCACAGATTCGGTGTTGTTGTAAGTATAGAACAATATCTTCAATGGTGTCTTGTGGTTCTATCGCATAGCCTAAAAACGGTGTAGTCCATGGTATATGCTCTTTGGTCACTGCTAAGACTGATCCTACTGCTGAACCAGCATCACCAGGGTTAGGCAAGATCCAAACATCGTCAAATAGGCCAAATGCTAGACTATTAGCTGAACAATTAAGGGCGCAGCCGCCCATTAATACAAGATTCGTGCTATTAGTAAGATGTTTTCCTAAGTATAAAATATTTTTAAATAGCTCTTCGTAGACACGTTGAGTTCCTGCTGCTATGTCATAGATATCTGCAATACCTAATTCCGGTGCCCAATCCCTACATCCTCGATGTAAGTTCTGTCGAAAAGTAAAATTTTCAAAACTTTCCACAAAGTCTGATCCGATACGCGGTGCCAATTTTCGAGCTTGACCATAAGCAGCCATGCCCATTAAAATATATTCTTCTTCATTAGGTTTGAGTCCAATACGTTGCGTCATTGCACTATACCATAGACCTATACTATGAGGATATCGTTGGCTGTAAAGTTTTTTAAGCATTCGGCCCTTGGCCTGCCAAATAGTTATAGTTTCAAATTCGCCAATAGCGTCTATGACAATCACACAGGCTTCTTCAAATTGACTGGTATAGTAACCAGCCGCAGCATGGCTATGATGATGGTAAACTGTTTGATAAGGGCAGGTAATATTATATCGTTTAAGATAAGGAGCTACTCTATTGTCTTTAAAACCCTGTCCTGCTTGGAATTGCCGTAGTGTTTTAATCCATGGACGTTCATACCAAATAACTTTATCTGGTTCTCCGAATTGTTTGGCATGATTAACGAGATCTAAACATAGATCGGGGTCGTTTTTTACTCTACTGAATCTTTCACTGTGACTAGCAAAGACAAGATCATGTTCTTTAAAAACAGCCAGAGCAGCATCATGGCTGTTAGCACTTATGCCCCAAGTAATCATTTATAAATGAAAGGATCCTGTTCCTGTAGTTCTTTTAGTCTACGTTCAGCTAGTTTGCGTCTTTTATATTGTTTATACGGATAGCTAATCCAATCCCAAAATTTCTTAAACATTTAAATCTCCTTTCAACCACTGTTTCATATGTAGTCTTATCTTTAGTTCTGTTCTGTATGTTGACGTTAATATCATATGTAATGTTTTTAATCTTCCGTATTTAACCACTGCTTCATTTATATCTTTACAAAGTTGCCAATCAGGAAAACTCACTGTCCAATCGTGTTCAATGGCCTGTTTAATAATTTTAGGGCCTTCGTGATCCTTATCTGGAACCACAATGACTTCGCGATCTAGTTTTTTTATTAGTTGGATCTGTTGTGGGGATAATTCGCTGCCAAGTATGGCCACACCATCAATGCTAATGGCGTCAAATGGTCCTTCACAGACTATGACAAATTTTCGTTGATAGTTTTGATTATCAAGATTAAAAACAAAGCCAGGTTGTTGTTCACTGATATACTTGGGTTTATGATCGTAGATTCGTCTAGCTGTATATCCTACAATTTGTCCTTGATATCGAAATGGAATAATGATTCTATCTGCATAATTAGGTGACCAATAGAAGTCCCAGTCAAATGGGTCAGCAAATCCTCTATTGACTGCGTAGTCAATGATGCTGAGATATTGAGCTCCCAGTTCTTGTTCTATTTCTCCCTGCATAATATCTGTCCAATCTTTTAGAGTCATAGATAATTGAGGTAATTCTCTAGAGGAAAATTGTGGAATACTAGTTGTATAGGTATTTTTTTTTAATTCATCTTTTAGTTTAAGACTTTCCAATGAGCATTTACTGATCAGATCATCTGACACATTGAGCCAATGTAAGAATTTTTTAAATTTGCTAGTTAGAGGTCTGCCTGGTTGCCAACTTGTTTTAAACTGACAGTTAAAGCAATGGTAGCTTACACTGTCTGCGTTAAATATAACGCCACCACGTTGTCTAGTATCTTGGCCAGTACCATTATGGTGACAGCACACCGCGTTGAAACTGTGCCATCCACTGGGTGTACTTTTATGTCTATAAGGTATATGTTGTCTTACAGTGTCTATGATTAGGCTCATAGTACATTTTAACGTCTCAAGTTAATTTTGTCTATCTTTCCATTAGTCAAAGGCGCCAAGACATATTGAACTCTAGCATAGATTGTACGAGTAGAATAGTAAGGGTTACCATAGTTTTTTGTCAGTGTAGTTGTAGTATTGGCCACATTAAATGTTTCAGCGGTAGTCCAAACTGTTTCATTATGTATAACTGAATCCTGTGTGAACTGTACAGTAATAGTGCCTTCAAAGTTATTGAAATAAAAATCCAAAATAACATTAGGATTTGACACAAGGTCATTAAGAGGATTTACCAATGCTGCTTCGCTGTAGTAGCGTTTTACAGCAGGACTCACGCTGTCATCATAGAGATAGTTAAAGGTATCTATTATTAGTTCTTTTTGAGCTACGGGAACACTATCTTCTATTAGGTCGAGATGTCCTCCCAATCCAAATTGTGTATCACCATAAAGTGGGCTACGACTGCTATCATTATTCTGTATATACACACTAAATTTTAAGAATTGTGGTTTCAGTTGTTCAAATGCGCTGGCAGGAATAGACACTGTAGCTAGACCTGGTGTAGAACTATGAGCAGCAGTGGTCAAATAAACTTCTTGATTATGTTGATCCAGTACACTAAACTTAATTGTTTTATCACTGACATTGATTCGTTTTTGTTCGTTATTCTTGATGTCCAGTAAAAGATCGTTACGAAATCCTTTATAGACTTTAAATCTTCGTTGATACACGGTCCTATACTCCGTTGAATGTACAGCCAAATCAGTAGTTAATTCAATTCTGTTTGGATATAAATAATTTGAAATTTTTTGCATTGGTGATTCGCCTTAAAGTATTTATATGGTTAAATTAAGACAAAACATAACAGACCAGCTACCTTTTATATCAGTTTTAAATTATGGAGATGAAGAATACGTTGGTATAATAATTAATCAAGATCAATTTGTCACATGTTTTTTTGATCTTTCTATGCTACGTAGTCCCGAAGAAAAAAGTAATCTATTAGAAATAGGTGAGATATGGTGGTGGGAAAGTAATCGTCAAATACCTATAAGTATATTTTGTCGTAAAGAAGTGGAACCCTTTAAGTATGCCATTAAAACTTTCAATAGTAAAGATGTACGAGTTATACTAGGACCCACGGTCAATCTTATGAACATGACTCTCAAACGAGTAAAACGTCGTCAAGTTCAATTAATAAGAGCCATAAAAAAGTAATTAGTATTCATAGCTAATAGATTCGCAGATAAGATTCATTTGAACCACGATAGCTGTAGCATAAGCAACGGCGTGAGATTTTTTAAAGTAGTATTCATCGTTATCGGGTTTTATCCATACTTCGTTCATCACCGTGGTCCATTCTTTGCCAATCAGATAGCGTTTCGCGGGGCGTATCAGGGCCAAAACTGCCGCTAGTTGGTCTATCGTTCTTGGCTTCATTTTTCTTAGGATTGAACCATGTCCGTTGACGTGAAATAGCAAGTTGACGAAATCGTCCTGTTCCAGTAAATCCCATAGTGGTTCAGTCTCCATAAGTTGAATAAGATGTTGTTCATTCTTAACGCCTTTATAGATGTTAACATTGAGAAAATCAATTTTAAAGTATCCTCTTTTCTCTGCCTGTTTATAGTCAATATTAGCCAAATTTGTTATAGGGTTATAGGGAATGTCAGTAAAGTAAACACCTGTATTATGTTTTCGCAACGATTCATTATCATTAATACTTGCTGTGATATGTTTAAAGTGTGCCAATGCCTTCGATCTGTCAGCAAAATCTATGTCAATATCGGGCATTAGTGTTTTACCTCTGAGTGGAATAACATCAAGGGCAAATGATCTGTTAAAAATTCTGCATAATCATCAGCATCTTCTACAGTGTTAAAACCAGTTAATTTTACGTATAAAGTTTTGTCTGTCTCTGAAAGTATAATTTCCATACTTATATTAGCTTCTACAAGATCTGTTGCAACGTTCATAGATCTGCCTCCTGGACTATACGTCTCACTAGATCCAAATCAAATGTTTGAGTTTTAAACTTTTTTACCCAAACTGTAGGATCTATAATATTACTTATAGAAGATAGCTGATCATCTCTTAGACTAGATAATAATTCTTTGCCAGTTGGTGAATTTAGAATAAGCCAAGGACTAACTTTGCCGTCTTTTATATCGTATGAAGCTCGATTACTGCTCACATATCTAAAGTAATGATTCCATAGACTATTATTATCCTTAGCCCAGGATTCCATGTGAGTGATGGATCTTTCCAAAGCGGTTTCTACACTTTCTGTATGTATTAAATTTACCACATACTTTTCATATAATTCCTCTCTGCACCAGTGATCTAATTTAACTCCACTTTTTACTACATAGTCTATAAATTTATTCGGATACAAGGGATTTACATTAGATACAAAGCTACCAAATTTTACAAAAGCGTTATAGTATTGACTTCGAGCAAATTCATCAAAGGTCTTATTTTCTTTAGAGTTTTGAGTAAGTTGATAAAATCTATTGTAAGTTTGAAACCCTGCCACAGTTGCTCTATCGTTTTTAGCATAGTATCTTCTCTTAGTTTCACACATATGAACAGTAAGAGTTTTTTCTTGTGTAAAACTGCTTTTACAATATTGACAGGTATATTTGCTCACACTTAAGTTTAACATAGTTAAAATAGTTTAGCAATATCGCTATCACTATATCCATGTTCTTTAGCCAATGATTGTAGTTCTTTTTTATTTGATAATTTTGCCATAAGTTCAATTTCATCATCTTTATGGCTTGGATAGATTTGAGATAAAAACTTTACTGCCTTTGAGTTAGAAGAATCTTTCTTTTTCATACCGATCCATTCGTGATAGAATATTTGTTTAGATTCGTGCCCACACATGGAAAGTAATAGCCACATGAGTTTAGGATGTTTTTGTAGATCATTCCAGTACTTATTAAAGAATTCGTTCACTGCCAAGACATAGTGCTCTTTAACATCTCTATTAGAGCTCTTTACATTACTTACATATCGATTCAATATAAAGAATTCAGATTTTAGTGCCTTACGTTGTTCATCGTTCATGTCGTCCCAAAGATTTTTAACATTGAGATCCACTGCTGCTAATTTTTCTTTCAATTCAATTTTATCATTCATTTTGGGTCATCTTTAGACAGTCTATAGATAAGTTTAACACGATCAATGGCCTTTTGTAAAGCGGGATTGGTTTTCGCAGCCTGTCTTATTTCATTCCAAAGAACATGATCTTCAAAATCTCTTATTCCGTCGGATATGTGATAAGAACCTTCACCTTCATAGGTATATCCAATTAATTTTCTTTCTGAGGAATTAAATTCACGAGCGTAGACTTCACTACCGTTACGCTCGTAGACATAAGTGGCATCAGGTTTAAGTGTTCCCATTATTTTTCAATTATTACGATATATTTTGTTATTAATAATTCTGGACCTTTTTTAGGTTGAGTAGTATATTCCTTTACTTCGTCACGGACAATTTTAAAATTCAATTCTTTTAATTTTTTACGCCACCATTCGGGAGATTCTATAATAAGATGAGCATTTCTTCCATCTGATAATCCTTTTTTTGCAGGGTGACATGCTATTAAATGATACATGCATTTCGTTGTTCTATTATGAAGATCTATTAATGTCTTATCCAACAAATGAGGTTCAATATGTTCTAAAACATCTGATGAATAGATTAAATCCACAGAGTTTGGTAAGCTATTAAATCCCTCTCTGCCAGGATCATATCCATGGCAATCTATGTCCGGATATTTAGATTTAACTGCCGCCAAAGTTAGACCTTTACCACAACCAAAATCTAAAAGAGATTTTATATAATATTTTTCTATACAATTTATTACTTCGGCAGGAATTTTAGAACTAATTCCGAAGGATTTTTTTTCATGGAGTGTTCTGAGTTCTTTAACATATTCTTGAGAAATATTCATTTTTTATACCTTGAACAATTTTTTATCTTGATGTGCATCTATATTAACGTATCTTCTATAAGTAGAAGCACCAAGTCTTGGTGTAACACCGTGTAGTGTATCTTTAGTGTTTAAAAACAATACCATAGAATTTTCAGCATAGGGGATAGTTTTAGCAACTTCTACTTGTGATATATTAACTTCTCTTGTGCCTTCATAAAAATCTGGATTTTTCACCGTTGATTTAAATATTTGAAAATCTCCACCTTTAGAATTATCATTGGAATATCGCATATATAATAATCCGGCAAACAATTCTCTGGTATTATCTAAATGTGCTGTTCTAACAGTTTCTGATTGTTGCCCATTTAATACAAATTGTACTTCCATTTGAATTTTATTTTTTTCTCCGCTGTGTCTTAGTGTGACTTTTGAAGATTTAAATTCGTCAATACTATCTTTATAGTATTTTTCTAATGCAGGTTCAAATAACGATAGAACTCTATCTTTATAAATTTGACCAGAGTGAAACTCAATAAATTCTTTCCATAAAGGAGTTATAGAACCTTCTATAAATTCATGAGGACAATATCTACGAGCTTGAAAAAATATTTTTCCGTCTTCTAATATATATTTTTCTGGATATTCGGAAACAAGCTGATTATAAATTCCAATCGGCAATACATTCTTAACATGAAAATAAGGACAGGGGTCTAATACTAAATCGTCTACAGTTATTGTTTGGGTTACATCTAAATTCATTTATACTTCTCAGAAATATTTTCATCAGAAATGTTATCACCACCATACAAAAATTGAATCGGGATTTCAAAATTAAAATTGTTATTCTTTTTCAAAATTGCCGCAATCATCGGATCGCTTTCCCAAGAATCTAAGTTAAAACTATGTCTATATCCCTTATTCCTTGAAAGATTTTTTGGATCAAGTTTTTCTAAATTAACAGTATCACTAGTACCTATCCACAATTCAATAAGATCATAATTATTTTGATTTGCTAAACATGGAAATAGATTTGGATTATAATTAAAAAATCCATGATCAACCCATCTATAGAAAGGTAACACATGAATCATGTATCCTCCAACTTTACATAAATTATGTGAATTTTTAAATACCATATATTGGTTAAAAATATGTTCCCCAGTACCATTATTTGTTACAAGATCATATTGTTCTTTAAAATTATATTCTTTAACAATGTCTAAGTTTAAATCCATTGCTATAGCATCTCTTTCAGTATTAACATCTATAGCAATATATTTTGAAAATCCCAAACTCAAATAAAAATCTTTAGTGCTACTTAATTCTTTTGGTTGAGATATACCAAGTTTTGAATATATTTCACTTCTAGATTTTGAATTTTTCAGTGTTTGATTACCTAGCTCGCAGACTGTAGCATCTTTATTTTTTAAAATGTCATTCGTAACTTCACTAACTGCTTTTGTTATTAAATTACTATACCCCATAAACTATCCTTTATTGAATCCAACTGTCTCTCGTTCTATATCATCGTGATCAAACTGAGCCCAGTATAGCTCAAATGCTGTAGTGTCTAATAAAGCCTCGAACTGATGATATTCACCAGGTGCCACTTTTGTATATTGTCCTTCTCTTACAATGGTCTCGTCAACTAGATCGTAATTATTTTTCCAAACACGTATTAGTAAACATCCTCGCTCAACAAAAAAACCATTCCATTTGTGTTTGTGTTTGTGTTTACTACAGACACCACCCTTTTTAATTTCGATGCGATGAAATTCTAGTACTCCATTAGCTTCTATTAATTCAGTTTTGCCCCATACTTTTCCGGCTATCATAATATTTTACTCAGATTAATTAGTTCGTTTTGTCTACTTATCTCTTTTACAAAGTAAGAACATAATGGCTGCTCGTTGTTATCTAATGGTACAGCCAATAATTGATTATTTTTCATTTTTGGAAAATACCATTTGACATCATTATAAAAATTTACTATTTCTATGCGATAAAATTCAATTTTAAAACTAGTTAAGGGATTAAAGCAAAAAGCTTCAAACCCTCTATCATTGAGACTGGTCAAGGGTAATATTTCTATATCACAGGCACTGGAACTATCTCCTACTGCTATACACCAGTCTATGGGCATCATGACTTCACTATTTCCGATTTTAAGAACCATGGCCGGACTATTAAAACTTTCCAGAAAGATCAAGGGCATAAAAAAGAAATCTGGATTAGCTATATCGCTATTATCCAATACAGCGAATCTCATATCATCTTCTATTTCATTTGGAAGATCATTAAGATCGAAAGGTGTGTTATTTAAGGTAAGAATCTGCATAATTAGTTCCAGTTGTTTTTTTCTTGTGTAAAAGGATATCTTGCTTCCTTATAGAATTTCTTTCTATGTGTGAGATGTTTTTTAGCAAATTTACAGGTACTGGTAATGTCCCAGATTTGTACGAAGTCTTTGTCTTCAGCTCGTCTAATGCCTCGCCCAATACTTTGTATAACCCTAACAAAGCTTTTTCCGGGCTCCAAAAGAACCAAATTAAAAATACGAGGGATATTAATACCCACAGCGGCCACACCATAAGTCGCCACAATAATCTTGTTATTAGCAATCGCCACTTCATCGTATTCTTCTTTTCTATCCTTAGTTTTTACTTCGCCTGATATAAAAACACTATCTTTTACGTTATCGATTAGGAATTTGCCTGTGTCTATTCTATTGACCAATATTAAAGTATTCCCGCTTTGACTAATTATTTCAATTAATTTACCAATATAGGTCATCCTATCTTTATTAGTGACAAGATATTTGAGTTCTTCTGCATAACTTTTAAATTCCGGTAAATCTACTAACTGTATAATATTAACATGACAGTTACTTAGTACTCCTGTTTCTTGTAATTCATAAGCTGTCACTCTATGAATTACAGGACCTATACTAGCAAAGATAGCTTGATTCTCATAATCTTCTTTAGGAATAGTTCCTGTGAGTCCCCATCGAATAACTGCATTGCATAAGTTTTGAGTCAGTAAATTTTTTAATACGGCCGCTTTGGCCATATGAACTTCATCTACGATAACTGTGATAACACCGTCTAAAAATTCTGCCAATGTTACTATGTCTGCTTCATGTTCTTTGCTTTTTTTATCTAATATATTAAGACTTTGCCAAGTACAGATTGTATGTGTTCGACCCAATTCTTTACGGTCCCCATAGTATACACCAACATCTAATCCTACATTTATAAAATCTTCTTCTGTTTGTTCAACCAAGCTTTTATTAGGAACTATGGTAATAGTTCTTCCGTAGGATTCACAAATTTTACTCAGTGTAGCAGTAGTGATAGTTTTTCCAAATCCTGTGGCAATTTCCTGTAAACATTGTGGATTTTCTAAAAATTTATTGATAACTTCTACTTGGTCTGTTCTTAATCGAATAGGTTGTCCTTCGAATCGATGTCCTTTAGGCCAAGTTCTTTCTCCCCAAAAATCTTCTGTAACAGGAGAAAATTTTAAATTTATTGTAGTTCTGTGATCATCAATTTCTTCTACATCTACATTACATTTTTCAAGAACTTCTAATATTTTAGGCAGATGATGTAGATATCCATTACCACCTAATCCAAACAAGCTGATGGTTCCATCCCATCGACCTAATTTGTATGCTGGTCGATATCGTGCAGTCGGATCTGTATATTTAAATGTATTACTGAGCTTTCGTCTTATTTCAACAGGAAGCCCTTCTAACTTAAGATTTACTTCATCTTTAATGATTAATTTACATGTCGGCATGTTTTTCATTTCTATTCACGATTAATGGTTCAACATCAGTATAATAAATTGTTAAGTCTGCTGTGTTGGCCCAAACACTAGTTTTAGTATTAGCAAAACTATTAGTAAAGCTAATTACAGTTTTAGGTAACCATCCTGAATTAATTAAAAATTTCGGTAGTTTTGTATGATTAAGTATAACAGAATCTGCTGTGCTAGTCAAGTATTGATTTAATTTATGTTCACTAATATATAAATTAAATTCGTTTCCAGTATCAGTGTCAAGCCGAAAATAAACATTAGTAGTTTTTTTAAATTTTGATAGATTTTCGTAAATTTCTTTCAAAAATTCTAATGAGTTCAATGAGTTATTAGAGTCGATGATAAACAATATAGGAAATCTTTTTAATTCATATATCGATGATATTAGATTTTCTAAATCTTGTTGTTTTCTATCAATCCAAATTCTAGTACCAGATCTATTAGCTATAATTTCTGTCAAATTTTTAGGATTTTTTTCTAAATCTATATGAATTCCATACCGTGCTCTTCTATCTCTTAAAAAGGTGTAGTTATTAATATTATCTTTACCAATATCTTCCGTTATAAAACTACCGACATGATCTATAAAGTTAAATTTTTCTAAATAAAAGTCTTTGTTATCTAAAATTTTTTGAATTTCTTCGTAAAAATTGTATAAATTTTCTTGAATTTCAAATCCTAATGACTTACAAGTTTTAAGAGTTACTGCAAGATTAATTTCTTTAAGAGGAATAGAAATTAAACTATTATTAAGTTGCTTATATTCTATATTATTTTTATTAAATGTTTGCTCCAGTTGATTTTTTATTCGTTTATTCCATGAGAATTCAATGTAAAAAGAATAGATATCATTTTCCTTGGTATATACTTTTTTATAAGTTTCAATAATTCGAAAGGGTTTTGACCATGTAGGAGAATCAAGTTGATTGTTTAGATTTTCTATATAGTTTGATAGCAGTTGAGAGTTTTCTTTAAAAATTTTAATTAAAAGTTTTCCTTGATTTTCAGTTATAAAATTTTTTGTATTAATTTTATTATAAAGATTAGTCATGATACTTTTATTAGACGGGCTAATCTTAAGAGTTTTAAAAGTATCTGTATTTTGACCGATATGAAGTAAAATTTGATCTATATTCATATAAGTAGTATAAAGGTAAATTCACAAGAAGTCAAGCATTTTAGCCAAGGGTGTACCGTTTTTAATTTCATGCTCTAACCATTCACAATGAGTCATGGCTATTAGCCATTGTGATCTATCAGGTAAAATTGGATTTTCGATAAGTTCTAAATTTTTATTACTAATTGGATAGGCCAAACTATCATTTTCTGTAAAAACGGGAATTCCTGCTATTGCTGCCTGTATTCCGGTATTGCTACTAGGGTTTATTACAATCCAAGCATTTTTAAAATCATCTTCATGATTAAAATCGTCATATGTTCCATCGATCTTCGTAGGTATTTTTATATCAATATCTAATTTGGGTAAAAAGTTTACCCAATTATAATCTCTTGGGTGTGGTCTGAATATAATTTTACGTGTAGAATACTTTCTAATAGACTTTATTAAGTCAGTTAACCAAATTATAGGATCGGGTCGATTAACCCACTGTTCACTTTTGCTGTGTTGACCGCAAATTAGAATATTTTTACCATTTATTTTACGAGGAAGCAATTTAATTCCTAATTTTTCTGGTCTGTTTGAGTCATAATCAGTTTCTTTATAAAATTTTCCTAAATTGTTTATGTGATTTAAGCCTATACGCCAAGTTGTTCCTCTAATCAAACCCCCTACTTCTAAAATTATCAGTTTTTTTCCTAGTTTTTTTGCCAAATTCCAAATTTCTTGATTAGGCTTCATTCGTCCTTGCCATAAAACCGACCATATTACAAAAATATCAGCATCTGTGCTATTTTCGATCACCGAAAAACCTAATTTTTCTGCTCCTTGCTTAAAAGCTTGAAAAACCGGCCCACTGTTTAATGATCCGTATTGAGTAAAAATAGATATTTTCATAAGATATATAATAATATACTATTTAACAGGAAATTTATGACCAATTATGCGGTAGTAAGCACCTTCAACCAACAAGGTTATGATCAATATGCTCAAAAATTTATAAAAACTTATATTGAAACATGGCCGCAACAAGTTACACTATATGCGTATGCTGAAAATTGTCGAGTTTTTGAAAATTCATCAAATCTTGTGGTAGTTGATCTTGAATCAGAGTGTCCGGATCTGGTAAACTTTAAAAATAAGTGGAAAGATGTACCTAAGGCCAATGGAGACATCAGTCAAGATCCTATACGACGATTAAGAAAAGACTATTTCAAGAGTTTTAAGTGGGATGCAGTAAGATTTAGTCATAAAGTTTATAGTATTTTTCATTGTGCTCAAAATTCAGACATAGATATATTAATTTGGATGGATGCCGACATGATTTGTCATAGTTTGTTAACATATTCTCAATTGACTAATTTAATACCCAATGATAAGGACATATGTTACTTAGGAAGAGAGGGAAAATTTCCAGAATGTGGCCTATATAGTCTTAATTTACGGTCTGAAATAGTGAAAAATTTCCTAAAAGAATTTCAACGAGTCTATGATCACGCAGAACAAGGAATTTTCCTCATGGATGAGTGGCATGATAGTTTTGTATTTGAAGAAATAAGGAAAAAATTTCCTAATTTAAATCTTTTAAACTGGAGTCATGATTTAGGAGACATAAGACCACATAAAGGTAACAGTATAGGCGAAGGACATCCTCTTATTAACAGTGCCTGGGGAGCGTTTCTTGATCATTTAAAAGGAGATCGTAAGGTTGAAGGTAAAAGTCGCCAAATGGATCTAAAAGTCACTAGAAACGAATCTTATTGGTCTAATTTTTAGCCCATTTTTTCATGTGTTTCCAAACTGCTCCTGATTTCATATCTTTAAAATTCCAATGACACTGGGCCAAGTCTAAAATCCATTGAGATCGGTCAAATTCACTATGATTGTTGATAAAATCTAATTTATGATGACTAACATTAGCCGCAGGACTTCTATCCGGATCTAAAACAAAGGTAGGCACTCCTTCTATAGCACTAGCCACAGCTGGACTCGAGTTATAGTTGATAAGACAGTTGGCATTGAGTAAATCATCAAGGAGATTTTGACCGTTACTCACAGAAATATTCTTTTTTACAAACATTTGAGCGATACCAGCACTTTGTTTATCTCCAGGATGTGGTCTAATTACTATTTTTCTATCAGTAAGGCTGACTATCTTAGAAATTGTGCTTTCTAACCAAGATCTAACACCTAACCCTCTCATACTCCATCCTCCTTCTCTTTGTAAGCAGATTAGAATATATTTTCCCTGGTTTAATTTCCAAGGTTTAAGGTCAAAATTCATATTTGAACGAATTTTAATCCAATTTTCTGAAGTTGAGTTTTGGTTACAGTATTCGCCTGTATTAGGAAATACACCATCGTAGCTAAACCTAAAAAATTTAGTTTTTAATTCTCTATAAAGGAAAAGATTACTATCTATTATAATAGTTCTTTTATTATTTTGTTTCTGGTAATCTAAAACATCTTGCCTTAGACGTAAATGTGGTAAATTTTTACTCTGCTCATGAACGTACCCTTGTAGAATAGCCACATCGCAGTCTTCTAGTGTGTAAGATTCAGATAGTATGCCCTCGTCGCCTTCACTACAAACTCCTGCAATGAAATCCTTAAGCATTTGAGGTTTTTCGGGTTTTGAATTGGAAGCAGGTATACCTTTAAGGTATGCTATGACTTTCATTGACTGTTCTCCAAGCATAACCATTTTTAAGTTCTTCCACAGTAAATTGACAATAGCTTAAATGTGCCATAAATGCCATAACTTCATCTTTGCTTGGATAATAAGGGCTATCTATTTCCTCTAAATTTTGTTTAGTAACGCAAGCAGCAGCATTGGGACCTGTAGTAAAGGCTGGTTTCCCATACATTATTGCTTCTGTAGCCGCAATGCTATTAAAAGTTACTAAACAATGAACATCGTCAGCTAAGGCTTGTTCAATAGTGTTAATTGTTGTTCTTTCCGAGCGTGTACCTTTAAGCCTAAGTTCTATGGGTCTGCTGGTATACCTTTTAATTTTTTCTACGGTTTCTGTGACCCAAACATCCAAGTCTTGATCAAATAATTTCATAACTTTTTCACTTGGTGGGCAAATTAAAATTTTCGAACCTGTAGTAAATTTTTTAAACTTATAACCAATTTTGCTTAATCTATCAAAGGGTCTTTCTACTATAGGCCCAAGATGCTGTAAACTATTTTTAGTCAATCTATGGTATTCTTTTAGTTTTACATGATTACCAAAGTATCCAGTATCTATGGCATAAAATGTTCTACCTGTTTTCCAGCAGTGATGTATGGCTTTTCTACTACTTCCTCCTAGTCCTCTAATAATTAATGGAGAATCTTTGCTCTCTTCTTTATCCCAAGTTGATAGATAACCATTACAAGATAATGCCAAGCACTCCAATATTCCATCAAACAAACGATTTTTAGATATAACTTCTGATTCTATGGCAGCGACCTTATTCCCCATTAAATTCTCCATTTTTTTAATTACGTCGTCTTTATTTAATGAATAGTAATTATTATAGGGATCAATAATAAAGTTGATTAGGTCATTAAATAATTCTTCAACAGACTCAGGTAAATGATTTAAAGTAGGATTATTTTTTTCTATAATTTTTTTAATTTCTAAAGATGACTTCTCTCTTTCCCATAGAGCACCATATTCGCAATTTACATAGTTGTCAAACCAAGGTCCTCCTTCAGTATAATGTAGAGCCTTAGGTTTTCCATCAGTGGGTTCTTTATACCAGTTAACTAACCAATTCCATTCGTGATGTATTTCTCCTATGTCACTGTCATCTAACCATGTAAAACGATGTAAAAAGGATCCTAATTCAGTGTTAACAACTTCTAAAGTTAAGTTTTGATTTTTGATGTGGCCGCAATTCCATAAAACTAAAGAACTCCAGTTTTTTCTTGGATAAGGTAATTGTTGTTTACCGTCCATTTTTAATCCTTCTTTGGGTTGATAATTATGTTTAACAACCATAACGGCATAGTTTGGATCGGCTAATTTAAAAAGTTCTTCTATATCATCTAAAAATAAAAAGTCGCAGTCTACAAATAAAGCCCAACCTTGATAATTCATTAGATAAGGAACTAAGAATCGTGTAAACGTAAATTCTGTAGAAGATAAAGTATCTCGTTCTCTCCTGTATATTTTTTCTTGTTTTAGCTTGTGCTGTTTTAAAGGAATAACTTCTACTTCAGCATTGGTATGTTTTAAAATACTGTGCTTACATACTTGATAGGCTATATCTTCTCTTGAATCCCATCCAACAAATATTTTCATCGTCGTTCAATGTCCTCTTCTACACATTGCTCACCGAATTGTATTTCTAAAATATGACAAGGTTCATCTGTATCATTACTGCACTGATGCCATACTTCACGACCGATGATATAAGTTTCATTAGATTTTTTGTGTATAGTATTTTGAATCTTATTAAATTCAGTTAATATAGCACATTGACCTTTTAGAATAAACCAATGTTCATTTCTATGAAAGTGTCGTTGAAAAGACAGACTTGAATGAGGATTAATGACTAATTCTTTTACTTTGTATCCGGGTTCAGATCTTATCACACCATACCAGCCCCATGGCCTGTCTGTTCGATTTATAGTCCAATTATCCAATATCCAACTGCTCGAGTTTAGTTTTTCTTCTCCGCCTACTCCAAAGACAAATTCAACATCATCAAACACCATTTCTGGACAGTTACTTTTATTACGGTCGCCGCCGTTAGCAAATATTAATTGGTGTTTTTTAGGATACATCTGCTTGACCGTTTCTATAGCTTTTATAGAAGTATTATCGTCATCTTTAAAGGTAATAACCTGATCAACCATTTTCAAACTGTTTATAAGTTCTGTTCGTTCCCAACAGGCAAGAAATGGTCTACCTTTTTTCCTACTAAGCCATGCATCGCTGTTGACGCCGACTATGAGTTTATCCCCTAATTTTTTTGCTTCTTTAAAATAGTTTAAATGACCTGAGTGTAAGGGGTCAAACCCTCCAGTAACTAATACGATTCTCATGGCTGTATTTACAATGAAGCGTCCTCCATACCGGCAACTCTGAGTTTAACGATATTGGTAATCATCCATTGTTTTTGATCAAGTGCCTTGGTAACACCCAACCATTTATTACGTATAAGAGCGAAGTCATTGATAATTTTTTCGAAATCAACAACATCATCTTCGCCTTCTACGTATTTTTCACAGTCTCTACTACTTAGAGCACGTTGATAATTTTCAAGATACTTACGAAAATATTGGCTTTTCAGTCGACGAAGTTCAATATTTAGATATTCAAGAATAGCTTCAATTTCTTGTAACTGTCCATACCGATGTTCCACAATACCGGGCATATTTGCCGCGGCTTTTTCTATATTACCCGTTATACGGCTGTCTACTTTTGCTGCCTGTAATTCAGCTTCATAGTATTCGACGGCATCAGGAATATGACTGATATCCTTGGATATCTTTGTATACCAGTTCATTCGTCGTCTTCGTAGTTCCAGTTATCTTCTTCGTAATCTTCAATTTCTTCATCTACTTGATCTAAGTAGTATTCTATGGCTGTGTCTAAGTCGTCGTCAATGCCAGTGGCAGACTCCATTACCTTATCTGAGATACCATGATCGGCAAGTAGATCAACATATCGTTCTGCAACAGCTTCGATATTTTTCTTATCTACATATTCTTTAAACAGCATCCAGATATCGGCAATTTGATTCTCATTCATTTTCTACAGGCTCCTCAGGTTGTTCAACAATAGTTTTCTTATGGTTGTGATAATCATTCATTATCATAAGTAATTTATCATCTTTCCACTCTTTTCTATAGTGTAAGTGTTCTTGACCACTACTGTCAACAAACTTGAGTCTGTTTCCTTGTTGAACTAATAGGCCTTCTTTTTCAAAAAGATCCACTAATCCACTAAAAATATTCATACCTGTCTTATAGGGAATTTCTACTTCCATTGTTTCAAAAGGTTTAGCGTAACGAGTCTTCATTACCTTACAGGCGGCACGAATACCATGCACCTGACTGGTCTTGTTGCCGTCTGCATCCGTTTTAAGTTTTAGTTTACGCATAGCTACCACAATACTTGATGCATAGATAAAACCTTGACCACCACTGATCTTATCGTCTGGATCAAACATATCCTGACTGGCATAGGTATGATTTGTAGCAACTAATCCTACATTATGACTGCCAAACATATTAACACAGTTACGAACAAGTGCCGTCAATGCTTTGGGCTTACGACCCATATCACCTTTTAAGTCACCTGCTTCGAACTGATTAACATCTGTAGGTGTCAATAACATTCCAAGACTATCAATAACAAATAATACTTTAGGACGAGTTTCTTCAGGCATAGCCTTGAACTCTTTCATAAACTCGTTGATCGTTTTAGCTACGTCATCAATCATAGCCATGTTGAGTTTGAGTAGTTTTGACTCGTCTGTGTTAACACCAAGTCTATCTAACCAATCCTTATCTAAGGCATTTTCGCTGTCAACGAGGACCACATAGATACCTTGTTCTTGTGCGTGTTTGATAACGTTACCTGAGCAGATATAACTTTTACCTGCTCCACTTTCGCCGGCAAACACTGTGACCTTGCCTAATGGGATACCTTTGTGAAAGTCTCCACTGATAAGATAGTTTAAGGCATAGTTGCCTGTGCTAACCCAGTCTGTAGGATCATTAAACCCAACACCTAATCCTTCAATACTCTTAGTAAGAGTTTTTCTAAATTTGCTTAAATCAAAAGGTTTTGTTGCCATTCATATCTCCAATTATTAATTTGCCTATCCTATTTAAATTTTGGTCCGCTTATCCATCCAACAAGACTATACCTTATTCCTGAAGTTACTGGTGTAACCTCATGTAACGCCCAAGAAGGGAAAAATAATACGGTTCCTCTTTGTTTTTTAAGAATATCAGGACATTCAGAAAAATGTAACAATAGCTCTCCTCCTGTGTATGAAGCAGGATCAGACAATTGTACTGTAAAACTAAGTTTTCTTATAGTAAAACCTGAATGAAACATATCAATATGTTTTTTATAACATCCTTGATTAGCAGAATCATATTCAGTAAGTTGTAAACAATCAATTTGACTTAATTCAAAATCAAAAAACTTTTTGTTAGTGAAATTTATAGCATCAGCTAATTTTTCAAAAATCCAACCAGAACGATCATCTGCTAATATAAATCCTGTGCGACTACGTCTGTAATCGTTATCTACATTATTGACATTGTTAATAGTAGCATCTATCATTTCTACATGCTTAGATAAATTTAAATTGATTATTTCTTCACATTCTGCCTCGTCAAAAACATTGTCAATATAAGCCCAAGGTTCTGTACCTTTTTTATAATTCAGATACCAGGAAGTATACTTAGGCGTGTTCATTTTTATTCTCCAAGATGGGGACTCGAGCGTAAGAACCATGCCTCAGAGGCCCGAGCCATACTACTTATTGTTTGTTGCGATTTTTGATCATTGCTAAAATATCAGCTGCTTTACTACCGGCTGCTGCTGAAATTTTTTCTTCAGTTTTAGCCGGAGCTTCTACTTTGGCCGGAGCACTTGGCTCATCGTCATACTCATCATCTGCTACTACCGGTTTAGCACTACGGTTAGCAGGATCACCTGTAGCAGAACTCATGCCTGCTGGTTTGAAGTATTGTCCCCAACGGTCCATGTCAAATGCGTCACCGTCTACACTTGCTTCAAACATTTCTTTGATAACTTTGACTTCTACTTCGCCTGGTTTTTTAGGCAAATAATCTTTGAGATTGAATAATCCATATTTGCTAATGGCTTCATTCTCTGTGTCGCTTAAAGGACGACTGCGACGGCTCCATTTGCTGGTGCTATAATCAGCATATCCACCTTTACTACCTTTGATTAGTTTGAAGTCAACACCATTTATTGTGTCAGTGGGCAAGTCATCCATTTCTGGATCAAGCAATGCACCGCGAATAAGTTGGAAGATTTGGGGTCCAATGATAAACCTACGAATTGGATTTTCTGGATGACTATCTTCTTTTAAGCCATCTTCTACTACAAAGCCTTGGAAAATATAACTACGCTTTTTCCAATATTTACGACCCATATCTTCGAGGCTCGGATCTTTGAACCACCCACGAACTTCACTGAGGATTGGGCAAGTTTCGCCATACATTTCCATACAAGGAACATTTACTACTACTGGCTTATTATCAGTTGAACCTTTTACACCACCAAAAGGCAACTTGATCATGGTTCGTTCTACCCAGAAAAATGTGTTATCGGAATCTCCGTCAGGAAGAAAACGGACTGTTGATTCACTACCTTCCTTTAAGTTCCAGAACGGATAAATTGAATTATCGCCGCCTGTACGCTCGCCGCCTGTTGAACGAGCTTCTTGTTCTTTTAATTTTGCGCGAATTTCTGCTAAAGATGCCATAATGTTTCTCCTATTGTTAGCCTCTATATTTTGCCTATATTGTTTAACACCTGTTAAACAAAAAACGCATATAAAATTATATGCGTTTTTATTTATCATTGCAACCTCAAAGATTGCCTAAACGTGATTTATTATGCCAAACCAGCAAGACGCATGATTCTCTTAGATTCGAACACTTGTCCAAGTTCTGCTATCACCTTTTCAGCCAACTGTCCAGCACCTTCGCCGAATTCTTTTTCTACAGCAATCTTAACACCTTCTTCTCCCTTAGGAAACTGTCCAGTATTTTCGTCGAACATACTACGAATAAATTCCACTATTTCGCCGTTGCTCTTGCCTTCTGTAAAGAACTCATCAGCATCAAGACCAATCATGGCTGCTGCTTCACCAAGTGTCATATCCTTGCCTGCAATATTAATAACTGTTTCTTTTTTGGCTCCGGCTTTTTTAGCCTTTTCCATTGCTGCCTTGGCAAGATGTTTGGCTTGACTATGCCCACCGTGTTCTGCACCATCACCAGCAGGTTTCTTTTTCTTAGGAGGATCTGGTTCGAATGGTGGATCATTTTCGTCATAGTCTTTTTCTGATTCTGTTACTGCTAAAGAGTTCATAAAAGATTCAAAATCATTTATTTCTTTCATCTCATTTTCTATCTCTGTAACTGGATCTTGTACTATTAGGTCGTTAATTAAATCTTCAGCAGTTACTTCTTTTACTGGATTAATATTTTCTCCTACAAGTTTATAGATATAAGGGAATACATTTTTAAGCTCTTCATTGAAACTACGAACAGTTAATCTATCAATCCAGTCATTAACAACATCTTCTGGGATGTCAAACTTTTCTTGTTCAGTAAAACTTTCAGCAAATGATTCATAATATCCACGACTTTGTAGGTTATGTATTTCTTTTTTAACTTCCTGTATACGCTCTAATACACGACTATTGATAGGACCCATCGCTTCATTGACCATTTCATTGCGTTCTACATAGCCTTTGAACATACGCAGTTTGTTCAATTCTTCACTAAGACCAATAATATGTTGTCCAATGCTATCATAGCTTGTGCCACCGTGTGCTACATGCATGGCTAAGGCTCTTGCTCCATTCAGATGCTTATAAGGATAACGGAAACGTTCTCCTTCACTGCTTTCTACAAAGATGCTTTCGATATGCATTGAACGTCCTGCTGGTGCGTTGTAGTTAACTGGTTTACTATGCTTTACAATTAATTTTGCCTCGCCCATTTCTTGAAAACTGGTTCTCGAGGTCCCCCATAATTTACTTTCACTCATTGCGCCATCTCCGCGATTATTGGCTAGATATAGTTGTTGCCTTTGATCCAGATTCGATTTCGTAATATCACGAACATTATAGTCCATCATATTACGGCTAGCAAAGTCGCTTAAACTTTCTAAAAATCTAAACCATTGATGCTTAACTAAACTTGGTTGATTTGCTACTATATCTTGACTATACATGACTACTAACCCATCACTTTCTCCGTCTGGATTATCGTCTATGCTAATATTAATATTGCCTAAGTTTATATTATTTTTAACGTAATTAAATTCAAAAAATCTGGCATCTTTAGGGCGATCTGTAGGATCTTCATCCTTATCTCGCAGTTTTATACTTGGGAACTGTGTTCTAAGTTTACCAAAAAGTTCTACTGCCACATTTTCGAGGTTTTTTTCCATAACTATATTTATCAAAGGGTAGATGAAATGAATATTGGCATAGGTGGTTCAAAGTCTTCCTCTTCAAATCCTTCATTTGTAGTGTAGGCATCAAAAACCCTGTTGTCCCAGTCTGCTAATACTTGGCTCATACGGACCACTAGCAGGCAGGCTGCTACCAAGTCATCATGTTCTTCCAATTTACCTTTAAAAGTTATTCCGCTAGCTATAAAGTTTTTTAGTTCACTTATTAAGGGTTTACTATTAACTTTCATCTTGTTTGACTCTATCAAATATTTTAACCTAGCACAGGCACTAATTTTAGTCTTGTGTGTTGTATTAAATCCTTTACGAAACTTACGAACATGTCCTTTACGAATAGGTTCACTAACAAAAAGCCCAGGAAAGCTTTCTTCTCCTAAATCCCGTATACAAATAAGTCCGGCCTCACCTATATTGTTATTTTCAATACTCCAATAGATATTATTAGCATTATCTTCTCCTATACACTCTAAAATGTATTTTAGAATATCTTTCATTATTTTAACTTGTTGACTTATTGGAGTTAAATTGTGTTGCCATTCTCCTACTTGAGTAAAACTAGGAAGTTCGAAAATTTCAATAGCAGCATTATTACCGCCTGTTCCAAGACTTGGATCAAGTGCCACAGCGTAGATAGAATCTTTGTTGGGTTTTTTATACCAACGTATCTGTCCTACATTAAAAATAGGAGCAGAACCTTCCATACCAGCAAGATGAATACTGTTAATTAATGTTTCATCGTAGACTAAAAATTCGCAGTTATATTCACGACGAAATCTTTCCTCTCCAATACGACCTCGTTCTTCTGTGGCCCATGCTTCATCTCTATCCGGATGTTCATCCCAGTTACAAGTAAATGGATAAAAACCGTTAGCTCCAACTTCTCGTTCGTTCCCAAATTCATCAAACTTTTTGTTTGCTTCCTTCCATATACTGGCAAAGGTATCCTCGTCACTGTTGGGTGTGCTGGTTATTATACACTTACCACCAGTTGCTAATGTGGGGCTTATAGAAGTCCAAAACTCAGCCGCTATATTAGGTGGCACAAAGGCAAACTCATCACAATACAATAAGGAAATACTCATACCACGACCTGTGTTTTCTGTTGTGGTTGTGCTGACTATACGACTATTATTATCAAATTCTATACTGCCTTTGTTATAGTTTGTGACACCGCATCGAATATGATCAGGACATAATTCATAAGCATATCTAATACGCTGCATGATTTCTTGAGAACCAGTGTATTTGTGTGCTGAAATCAATATGGTTTGATCAGGATGAAACATAGCATACCACAACAAATATCCAGCGGCACAGGTAGTTTTACCCATTTGGCGAGGTAACAGATTTACGTTGAATCTATGATAATGATAAGCATCTAATAATCTTGTTTGATAATCATAAGGCTCGAATAACAATTTACCTTTTACTGGATGTTGTATATAAAAAAAGTTATCGCAAAAAAAATGATAACCGTTATCGGCACTACATTTTAACAAATCATTGACTTGCTCTTCTGTATATTTTACTTGCTTGTGTGCCTTTTTAATTAGCACACCATCTAAACTTTTTCCTGCCATAATATTATTTAAAGAAAAAAATAGGCTCTATGAGCCTATTTGAAAGTTTGAATAGCTTTATTTCATCGAGCTGTAAAGTTTTTCTAATGTCTCTCTAATCCTAGCTACAGCCATAGGATTATCACCTGGTTGTGTGGCTGGGTATGCTCCGTGTGGACGATGTAGATCGTCACCTGCCATAGGCAATGGCATGTTGGTTTCTTGTGGTTCGTTGGCATACTCATCCACAGGTTGATCGTCACCAATTACCAGTGTTTTTTTAGCCATGTCCATACCCGGTTCTTCATGATCGTGATCTGTGTGGTCCATATTGCCTATCATCTTACCAAGGTCGTCTTCGCCACCGTGTTCACCTTCAATGTTCTTAAGAATATCAATAAGATCTCGTATGCCGCCAGCACCACTACCGCTCATATTAACATTCATGCTCACATTGTCTTGTTGAGCTGGAGATGAGCTAGAAGCCATGTCGGGACCGCATTCATTAGCTAAAGAGTCTTCTCTCTTAATGTCTCCTGTACCTTTGCCGTTAATTTTAATTTCCTGACCTTTTGGAGTATTTTGAACAGCTTGTCCATAGGCATTACCTTCGTTAGGTTCTTCAACTACAGGCTTATCCAACTCTCTCATTCTGTTATATAATTCTTGAAAATTCATTTTATTTCCTTATTTACTGCTATATGCTTTAAGGGCACTCCGAGCAGGTCCTGGTTTAACCATTTCATTAGCTTTTTCTTTATGAATCTTTTTTGCTAATATTTGGTCGTTTACACCTTTATATTGTTGTGGCTCATTATTCTTACGTGTTTTAGCTAGTTCTTTTAGAAATTTACTGATATGTTTTTCGCCTACTAAATCTTGATGATTCTCTTTAGGGTAATCACACTGGCCAATAAGAGCCTTACCTGATTTTGTTTCTTGATTTTCTTCCACCTGTGCAGCTTCTTCTTCTCGTAGACTACGAACTCTGATATGGCTTGCTGAGATTCCTGTATGCTCCGATATATAACCACTTAGAACTGTACTAGTAGTAGGATATTTTAAATCAACATCAAATACACTTACTTCTAAATTTTTTAAGTCTGCAAAGTCAGGAAGGTGCTCTTGAATAGGCACTGTTTTACTTTTACTAAACTTCGAACATTCATATTTTTTAAGACAAGTTTCCATTACATCATCAAAGTTATCAGGCAAATCGCCAGCGACCTTGAGTTTGAAACTATAGATTTTTTCTTCTTGACTTTCCGTTAAGTATTCTTTAAAAGATTTCATACCTTAATCCTATTATATTATTTATTTTAAATTCTTAAGTTTTTCAATTAGGCTGTTACGATCACTGACAATCATACCTGTTCCACTAACATCTATGCTATCGTTGGTAGTTTCTTTGTCTAATTTTTCTTTTTTTATCTGTAATTCAATCATTTTAAGTTTTTTATCTATCTTTGCAGCTTTAGCATCTATAGCATTTTTAAGCATAGCACTAGCTACTTCAAAAACACGCCCGCTATATCGTGCTTCTACATTCATTCCTAAATCCATTAAATCATCAAAAGCATCAGTGGCACGTTGAGCGAGGCTATCGAATTCACCATCGCTCATATCTCCAAGGCCCTTAACTTGTGGTAGTGCAGCAGAGATTTTATCAAACTCGCCTATATCTCTAAGCAAGGGCTGATTAGCCTGTTTTATTTCTTCTCGCTCGGCTTTTTTAATAGTTTTTTTAGTTTCAGGTAAGTTAAGTATTTCTTCAAGTTTTTTCATACAAATACTTATCTATTGGTAAACAAATCATTTTCGGTTAAGATTCGAAATTTGATTCCTTGTTTACCGCACCATTCATAGGCCGCACGCCATTTATATTGATTCTTAGCATATTGAATTTGATTATGCTTACTACGTCCTACATTTTCTTTAAGTGTCTGGCTAGCAGGCTTAACTTCTATAAGCTCTGTATTCATTTTATTATTTTTATCTATATATTGTATAAAGAAATCTGGTACATATATTGTTTGTCGTCCAGTAAAGGGATCTTTGTAGGAAATTTTAATTGCTTCACTAGCCCATTTCATAATATTAGGGTTTGTATCACAAAAACGCATAAAACTCCATTCCCAACTACTTCGATATGTAGGTTGACGATTGCCTACATACTTCTCCGGGTTCATTACATTATATTTTCCCTGTGCATAGTTTCGTGTCATTGACGAATATTTCTACTTTCATAATTTTCTATTATTAAAGGATCTTTAAATCCTAGACTACTAGTTTTTTCTCTATATGCATTAAGGATTTCGGCTACTACATTACTTAATTGTAAATCTGTTAACCCCTTAAGCGTTTCTAGAATTTTAAAAATATTGATATTTTCAATTCTACTTTGAGTTAAAAGTACAATGGATACACTTTTTGCGGCTAATTCGTCGAACCCACGATTAATAAAATATCCTACTACAGCATCTATCTGTTCTGCTGGAAAAGTAATTTCATGAAGAAAATATCTATCAAAAAATTTTTTTACTTTTATATCTTTTTGGGTTTCTGTATTTAAAGGTAAGTTTTGTTTGTCAATCATGGCCCACCTGGTTCATTGTTTCCTGAGTAAGGAGTTGTTTTAGTTACATTGGAGTTTTGGTTTGTAGGGATAGGGAATACCGTATTCCCTATACTTCCAGGACCTGCTCTAGCAACAGTTTGTAATCCACGAATAGCTATATTTGTTAATTCTTGTTTTACGCCTGTAGTAGTTAAAGCTTTAGCATTTTGATAAGTGTTTATTGTTTGTATAGCTGTAGTTATAAAATTAGCAGGACTTTCGAAAGCTTTACCAGAAGCAACGTTACCAAATACACTGCTAACACCTGCTAAAACACCACCAGTTCCGAATACGCTAGCAGATCCACCCCCGCTAATTGTAAGTGGACTTGGAACATGATCGTAGTGAGATGATGCAAATCCTGGAGGATTACCTTTTGAAACTGAACCATAATCGTATGTTACTGCTTCATAAGCAACAGTCATAGAATTTTGACTTGGACTTGTATCGGCATAATTCATTGTATCGTGATTGAATGCGGTAATTACTGGATTAATTAACTTTGCCATACTCCAGTATTTTCTAGCCATAAGGTAAATGCTTATATGATTAAAAAATGGTACAGTACTTCCATTATCAAATCCGAAAGGAGAACGTATATGGCCTGCACCTAACATAGCAGTTCTATTATAATTCCCATTGATCTTTGCTGCTTCATTGTCTGCAAAATAATAACTATAATAATTTTCCCAGAACATTCTTACTACATTAAAATTATCTTCGTGAAATGTTATAGTCACAGGTTGATAATCTATTTTTACTTGGACAACTTTTCTACGATTATATTGATTTAAAGACTCTGTTTGAATATTAAATTTAGGCATTTCAGCAGTTTTTACTAGCATGTTAAATTCTTCTTGATGCCTGTTATTAAAATTTAAACTTTTTAATGCTTTAAGATTTATACTAAAGCTAACATGATATTGAAATTTAAATTTAGGTGCTAAACGAATATCATCATCATCGAACAATCGTGCAGCATGACGAAAATCACTTACAATACCCTTAGGGTTAGTCAAGGATTTTAGGTAATTATTAATTTTTGATGTCATACTATATTTATCAGCATTATAATATGCGTAGTTTATAAGAGTTTAAAAAAAAGCACCGTTTCCGGTGCTTTTAATTTTAGGATTATTAACCTAGACCAGCTGAACCGGTAGCGAATTCTCCTATTGTACGAGCTACAACTTGTCCAACACCCTGAGCAATTGGGAACTGAGTACAGTTATCCATTTGTATGGTTAAAGCTATTGTAGCTGGAGCACTGTCAGAGTAGGCAAGATTTTGATAATTTGCCTGTTGAATGTAGCAACCGACTATATCCCATGTTTCTAAGACAAATCCGGATCCATCAATACCGTTTTGACCATCAAGTATTTCGATTAGCATTTGAAACTTATAATTACTTGCAGCAGCAGCACTACTTTGTTCTAAAAAGTCAAACTGTTTCTGAAGTTGGGCCCCTACTGCTTTGCTAATGTTTCCATTAGCATCGTCTCGTAGATTTAATGTCATCGGGTTCCATGTGTGTTTTCCTGCATAATTAACTTTACTGTTATAAACGTCTATAACCTGATTAACAAATTGTACTGTGGGTCTGGTAACATCAATTACCTGTTTTGTTAATTCATTTAAACCATTTCCACCTGTTCCAAACGAAATAAAGCTAACTCTAAAGCGATATTTCAGCTTAGGCATTAGCATACCTTGAGAAGTAGCACTTTGATTAGATGCTAATGGAACTGTGAATTTTGAAAGTGAAGCAATTGCCATTTATATTCTCCTAAATTAGCCTAAGCTCGCAATTTCACCTGTGTTCTTAATACGTAATGGAATGTAGATAAATTCTACAGCCTTTACAGGCTCGATAGCTACATCTAACCATAGCTCATTACGATCAATTCTACTTGGTGTGTTATTAGATTCGTCACAAACAACAATATAATCATATATTGCTCGTTGACTTACAAGTTCTACAAGTAAAGATTCTGCTGCTGCTTTTAATTGATCTCTTGTAATCTTATCGTTTGGTTCGAAAATATAAGGTTTAGCTAATATACTTAATTGTCTACGTAGGTATACAATTAATCTGGCTACATTAACGCGGTCAAGAGCACTATTTCCTCTAGCTCTTGTTTTTTGTCCATAGCATACTAAACCAGTTCCTGTAAGGAATGTAATAGGATTAATCTTTTGTTCATACAATGTATCTCTACGACCTGTGTTAAGAGCTACACTTCTAAACTCACCTTCACCTGTTACATATCCAACTGCTGTAGCATTTGTAATACCACCACGACGCACACCTGCTGGAGCAAACCATGGATAAGAAACTTGATCGCTTAGAGCAATTGTTCTTAGCATCATGTGACTTGGTGGGACAACAACGTTGTTACCGAAGTTGTCGCTAGTAAAGCCCCACGGATAATACATAGCTACGTATTCATCAAACGTAGTAGCACCGATATCATTATCTTCTACAGCGACTAATTCGTTACTACTCCATCTTAGTAAGCTAGTACCATCAGATGGTAGTCTAGCTGGACTATCTCCTACTACAAAACCTGTTAATGCACGATCGTAGTTTAGTGTAACCAATTCGCCTATTAGCTCAGGATACCCTGGGCAAGCTAATAAATTAAACACACGACGCTCTTCGTCTCTAAGATCCTCGTTACTATTAACTGCTGCTTGGAGTGCTGTTACAACAACTTTTCTTTGGGCTTTACGTCCGAAACTACCTGATCCACTATCCTGATTTCCACTGATTGTAACCCAACGATGTGGATAATATGTTCCCATTGGACTGTTGTCACGTGGATTATCTTCTGATGGATTAATATAATCACGCTTGAATTGTTTTACATTAAATCCACTACGACGTAAATTCCATAATAACATTCCTTTTGGATACAACGCAGGGTCCGGAGCATCTGGGTCTAAAAAGTCGCTTACAAGCAAGTCTGTAATACTACTTGCTTCTGCTCCTGCGTTTGATCCTACATCTGTCCAACGAACATCGGCAAATAATACACCTTCTTCTGTTGTTTGATCACTAGTATCACGCTTGACCCAACGCTTCACAACTGGAACATTTGTTAAGTTAGCATTATAGACATAAATTTGTGGAAAGTTTTCTAGATCACTAGTATCGACCCAAATGTCACCGTTAACTAATGATGTTACACCGTCACCTTGGGTTTCAGGTGCGCTTGCAGCCGCAATCGGACCATTAACACCTGAGTAAACATTTTTGTAACCTTTCCAAGTTGTTCCATTATGTACCATGATGTCTACTTCATCAATAATACTACTGTACCAAATCTGTCCATCATCAGGGATACGCTCAGGAGCTGTTCCAGAAGCAGCATATGCTAGTGGTTCCCAATTACTCGCGATAAATTCATTTGTAGCATCTGGAGCATCGTGCAAGAAACGAGTTTTTCCTGAATTAATTGCACCTGGTTCATAATCAAACACTGCAAAAATTAAAGGTAAAGGACTGGTTCCTGAACCGTTATCAAAACGCATTTCACCACCATTTAGATGCTTAATTACTAAACGATTTTGTGAATCTACTTCTGCTTGAACAAATTGAAATGCTGCATTATTAATTGCCGCCGCCAAAGTGTCTGCATCTAATGGAGCTTCTGTTGAATCGTCATTTACTGTTGTAGCTGCTGTAAATGTAATTGTTTTAATGGTTCCTAATGTCCCATCTAATAAACTTTCACGCATTTGAAAACTATATGATGTTCCGTCTGTGAAAGTATTTGCTAGAATAGGATTACTAGTTATAACTGTTTCTCCAACAGTTCCACGTTTCCATATTTTAAAATTTACAATTGCAGGACTGGCTTCAGTATGATTTGTTTGAGCATATAGTGCTCCGGTTAATAAATTCTTTCCGCCTCCAGTAGGATCCAAACCATAAATTGCCGAATGACCATTACTATATACTGGGCATCCTACACGTTCCCATGCTAAAGTACCGCTATTAAAACGTTGGACATAGATATTTGCACCATTATTAGGTGTGGTAGTTTTTATCCATACACTGCCGGATGGTTTTGGAGTGGCGTCACTTGACTTCCATTCTGGAACCTGAGTATGAGGACTAACTTGTAATGCTAGACCTCCTGTTGCCCAGTTTGTTGAACCTACAGGCACCCATCCAGTCCCTGCTTTTTTATAGTATAAACCATGTTCATAAACATCACCGTGAACAGTTGTTAATGTTGAAGTTGCTGGATCTGTATCTACAGAAACTATTGCATAGTCTCCGAATGAACCTACTGCTGCTTTTGGAGCACCTGTAGTGATATCAACTTTACTTACTTCTGTAATAACTATGGGTGTTTTGCTTACAAATTTTTGTCCTCCTGCTGTAATAGCAGAAGAATCCCATTCAAATATCCCAAATTTTGTAATACCTGTATGGAACCAATGTGTACCTCCTATTGGAGTACTAGCTGGTTCTGTAGCAGAGGGCTGTAATTGATTTAAATCAATATCTGCTCTTACTACATAAGCTCTATTACTTACTCCTAAAAAGCTATAGGCTGCTTGTAATCCATATTCATTTAACTCGCCAGCATGAACTGGATTTCCACTGATATCTGTCTGAAATACTGGATCTCCAAAATAATCAGCAAGGTCACGTTGACTGGTTAATAGATAAATTTGTCCGGCATTAGCTTTTAGAGTTCCTAGTGCTAAACCTGATCCGGATCCGTTAGTTTTGTTCTCAGCCGAGGCAACCACAATTAAAGGAACTGTGCCAGGTTCGGCTGGTGTATAAAATGACTCGTCAATAACTTTGACTTCTACGCCTGGTGAACTTAATGCCATCTTGGATTCTCCTAAGGTTTCTGTTCTAATATTATTTATAGTATTCCTGCAAAAATAATCAGTTATAACCTTAGGAAAAGGTACAAAAAAGGGCAACTAAATAGTAAATTATGCGTCCGTTATGTTTGTGTAAACTAAGACCTGCCGCCATTAATTATAAAAAAAATGGTAAAATTTATTATAGAAAAAAATGTGAAACATGCTTACGCTATGGAGGCGTAAGCAAAGGAGATCCGAAATGGTACCAAGAAGGATACAGAATAAAATTAATCTGTGATAAATGCGGTTATAAAAGTAAACATAAAGAACAATTTGATGTTTATCATATAGACGGAAACTTAAACAATAACCGGTTCGCTAATTTAAAGACAGTATGTGCGAATTGTCAACGTGTTCTGCATATTGAGCATCATATTTGGAGGCGAGGTGATCCTCAACCAGATTTTTAAGTTGGCCGAACAATGTGTCCATGCTGCCGTTATTATCTATAATATAGTCTATGTCTCCACCGACCCAGCTTGTTTCACTAGAGTGGATATTTAATTCTGACATTCGTTGTTTACTAATTGCCCAACTCATGTTGGTAGGGCCTTTATTCATGTTAACAGCATCATCATACCAGTCAGGATCTGGACCACGACGAACTCTTACTACTAGACCTTTGGCATTGTGTATAGCTTGAATTTCGTTAGGAAATCTTACATCACTGATAACAATGTTATCTTTAGTTTTTCTCAGTTTATTTTCTAGACTAGCAATCCAGATATCATCGTGAAACCCTTGACGACATACTTCAGTGCCCCAATATTGTAAAACCCAACGTGGAGTAATTTGTCTGCCTAACCGATTTGACCACCAAAAATCTACTTGATCACGCCAAGCACGACTTTCTGCTGTGCGTCCTTCTAATAGGGTTCTATCCCAGCCAAACACTGCTGCTACAGCATCTTTTAAGGTATTGGCGAAACTGTCCCGCCTGAATTCATGAAAATTAACAAGGTAATCTGCTGCGGTATCTTTGCCAGATCCTATAAATCCAACGAAGCCAATGATCATAGTATCTCCTTAGTGATACTATATTTTATAAAATTTATTCTACATTGTCAAGAATTATACACCATATTTGTTAGGTTTTGGCTTGGCTACTATACTCTGTTTATTTACTGATTTTAATTCTTGACTTGGGCCTTTTCCAACTATAGTTTTTCCTTTAATGCCTTGGTTTTTCTGTGCTTGGTTAACTATATCTTCTTCACCTTTACTGTACATCCAAACAGCAGGAACATCTTTAGCCGGCCCTTCTTTAGCTACTGGTTTATCAGGAGCTCCTGCCATGGCTATACCAAATCTATACATTCCATAATATTGATCTATATCTCCGTACTGTTTAGCATGAGATCCAGATTGTTTGATATTTTTACCTAGTTTTTTTTCTGCTTTTTCAATTAATATATCTCTAACTTTCATAAGTTAACCTATCACAAAAGTATATCCTGTGCCACCAGGTATCAAATCAAATAATTCTTTTTCAAGCCTCTCAATATCAGCTAATCCTTGTGTTTTAAGATCACCCCCGTTAAGTTGACTACCTCCTTGGGGTCCAGCAATAGTAGCAAATTTGCTTCTTGCTTCTCCAAGTATAATTTTACAATTAGCCAAGGTATAATCTAAAATCCACTGGCGTGCATATAGATCGTTTAAAAGGACAAAATCGGGCCTAAAATTCTGTACTCTAAGCATTAGTGTTTCACCCTCTGTGAATGGACGTTGTAAAACTCTAAAAGTTCTGCTATATTGAATCCATTGAAATTCGATATAACTTCCAAAGATTTTACCTATCATTTCTTGGTAACTAGCAAACATATAGTAAGTTGCTATGCCGCCTAACATTGTACTGTTTAAAAGATAGGTGTTAGTATAAGCTAGATTGAATGGTTCGAAATTAGTGCCTGTTCCACCACCAGTTCTGCTTCCTAATGTTCTACGAAAACAACTTTGTACATTGATAATTTCATCGCTAAGTTTATAATCATTTTTATCTTTTTCTAAAGTCAAAAAGCAATAACTTTCTTCTACACTATTACTACTGCGTTGTCTAAATTTAGCTAGGGTACGATTAAGTGCTGTTTCATAATGTGTAGGGTCTAGTTCGACATCGATCATACCGTCGCCTAGCATTGTTCTGCAATAATCGTAAACTTTTTGACGTTCTTCTTGCGGATTATCGTTCATACATTTCTCCATTAATATTTACCATAAATATATTACTATGCCACGTTTATCATTATACCGTCCTGAAAAGGGTAACGATTACAAATTTTTAGACAGAAACATTAGTGAAATGTTTCAAATAGGTGGAACCGATTTATACTTTCACAAGTATATTGGACCCCTCAACACTCCAGAAGGCGAATCTACTCCTGAAAGACCTCACTATGCCAGTCAAAGTGAAACCAACATACAGGATTTACTTTTTTTAGAAAATCGAGATAGAAAGTATGATTCTAGTATATATACATTACGTGGAATTTATAATGTAGCAGATATAGATTTTAATTTAAGTCAGTTTGGATTATGGTTAGATAATGATACTTTAACCTTAACTGTTCACATTAACGATACAGTAAAATTAATAGGACGTAAACCTTTAAGTGGTGATGTAATTGAGTTACCACATCTACGTGATGAATTTGCTTTAAACAATTTTGATACTGCTCTTCCTAGATTCTATGTCATTGAAGATGTAGGGCGTGCTAGCGAAGGATTTAGTAGAACTTGGTATCCTCATTTATATCGTTTAAAATTAAAAAAAATCACAGACAGTCAACAATATGCTGATATATTAAAAACGCCCACAGATAAAGATGCTAATTTTGTTGGAGATTATAGCGAAACAACTACATATCAACCTGGAGAGATAGTTAGATTTCAAGGAGGGTTGTATACTGTATTATCTATAATTACTGGAACCGAACCACCGGATACAACATATTATATGCCCTATGTAGAAACCACCATTAGAGATATTTTGAGTACTCAAAATAAAGCATTAGAAATCAATGATGCTATAATTTCAGAAGCAGAAGAAAACACTCCAAAAAGTGGCTATGAAACTAGACAATTTTTTACATTAGCTGCTAATGAAGAAGGAAAGCCTGCTTTAATTACAGCTGATGATACTTTACCGCCTCCTGATGCAAGTTCTACAACTATGGATGCTAGCAGAATTATGGAGCGTCCTATTAGAACTGGTTATGCAGGATATATGTTAGGAGATGGAGTACCAGATAATGGAGTACAATTTGGGTTTGGTGGGAGCTTCCCCCAGGGTGCGATAGAAGGAGATTATTTCTTACGTACTGACTATGTGCCTAATAGACTATTTCGTTATACCGGAAATCGTTGGCTAAAACGTGAGGATAATGTACGACATACATTAACAAATACTGATACTAGAAAAACTCGTAAAACTAGCTTTATTAATAATACAAATGTTGATAATATAGGCGGTACAAATATTGAAGAACGTCAACCAATTAGTAAGGCCCTTAAACCTAAGGCAGATTTATAATGCAATTTTTTTATGATGGTCAAATAAGACGCTACCTTACTCAAATAATGAGATTATTAAGTAATTTTGTTGTTAGGCATAGCGACGGAACTCTAGTTAGGATTCCAGTGATGTACGGGGATCCTGATAGACAAGCTGCGAATATAATAAATCAAAATAGTGAAAATACTATTCCTAGCGTGCCCAGAATAGCTGTATATATCACTGAATATGACTTAAATCGTAATAGAATTCAAGAACCTACTTTTATAAGTAAAATTCACCTAAGAGAACGAGCTATAGAAGTAGATGAAGATGGTAACGAGTATTATACCAGTGCTCAAGGTAGACAAGTAACAGTTGAACGTATGATGCCTACTCCTTTTGATCTTACTGTTAAGGTAGATATTTGGAGCTCTAATACAGAACAAAAGTTACAAATTTTAGAGCAAATCCTGGTTTTATTTAATCCTAGTTTGGAAATTCAAACCACAGACAATTTTATAGACTGGACCAGTTTAAGTGTAGTAGAACTAGAAGATGTTAATTTTAGTAGTAGATCTGTACCTACAGGAACTAATAGTTCAATAGATATAGCCAGCATTACTTTAAAAACGCCTACATGGTTAAGTCCACCTGTAAAAGTTAAAAAGCTGGGTGTAGTAACTAGTGTTATTAGTAATTTATACACGGGAATAGATCCAGGAATTGGAGATTATCTTGAGGGATTTGGTATAGATCCCGCTGCCTATGAAAGAAGTCCTGTAAATTTTGAATTTACTCAATACAATACTGTAGGAAATTTTGAAATAGAAGTTACTAATAATACTATACGTATGTTTGGAGTAGAAAAAGGCGAAGACGACAATTTACCGTGGGATCAACTTCTTATGCAATTTCCCGGAACTTTTCGTAATGGGCTGAGTAAATTATTTTTATTACAAAAAGATCAGTCTGTAATTATAGGAACTCTAAGTCGTAATCCGTTAGATCCTACTTTATTGAGTGTTACTTGGGATGTAGACAGTTATCATAGTAATAATTACATAGATGAAAACGGAAATATAGAAAACATTGATACAGATTATGATCCTAATACTGGTAGAGGAACATTTGATGCAGTAATTAATCCACAAACATTTAATCCTAAAAGACCAAATGGCGAACCTATAGATCAACCGATTGCTGTAGGAGTAAGATACCTTTTAGTAGAAAATTGCGGAGGAGGTCTACGAGAAACATTTTTAATGCCTCGAGCATCTAAGTACATCAATACCGGAGAAATTTTTTCCAATATAAACCATAGTCAACTAGTAATAAATGGCATAGTTGTTTCTCATATTATTCAAAATTCTAATGGTAAGTGTCAAATAAAAACTAACACAACAATTACAAAAAATAGTATTGTTACTTATGTTTTAAATTATAACGAGGATGGTCCGGACGCTTGGAAAAATTTAGATGGATCTGATACTATAGCTTTCACCAATGATATCATTATGTGGAGTGGCACAGAATGGAAAATAATATTCGATGCTCAAACAAGAGTAGATGATTTGATCTATCAGACTAATTATTTTACAGGGACTCAATACAAATGGAATGGAATTAATTGGGTTAAAAGTTTCGAGGGCGATTATGGTAGAGGAAGTTGGAGAATACAGCTCTAATAAAGAAATTAGATGTTCAGGAGCAATGATTTGCTCTAAAAAAACAAAACGTGTAATACTTTTACAAAAAGCCAATGGTAAACATAACGGATTTTGGGGACTAGTTGGTGGTACAAACATTGGTGTTGAAACAGTTTGGCAGGGGTTATGTAGAGAAATAGAAGAGGAAGTAGGATTTTTACCTGAATTTTTAAAAATTATTCCTTTAGAAAAATTTGTAAGTAACGATCACTTATTTCACTTTAATACATTTTTTTGTATTGTTGAAGAAGAGTTTATTCCTAGCTTAAGTAAGGAACATAAAGCATGGGGATGGTTTAATTTGAAATCTCTACCTAAGCCTATTCATAAAGCGTTAGACTTAAGTCTTAGGAATAAATTTTTAGAAAATAAAATTAGTACAATAATTGAACTCATCGAGATAATGTAATGCTTAGTTTAGAACATAGTGAAGATTTTAAAAAAGATTTTATGAAATTTAAAACAGAAATTGATAACTTAGATGATTTATTTCTTAAAGAAAAGTTAACAAATTTACTTAACTCCTTATTAGAATCAGTAAGGAAAATTGATGAACTTCATAAGGAATCTATATTCGATAAGGCTCCTCTTTCAAGTAAAGTAAGTAGAGAAACGATTATTAAGATTAGATCTGAATTAGTAGAGCAGCTATTAATGGCCCAGTCCAGGTATAATTAATTCTGTGCTACCTTCTCTGTTTCCTAACCACCCTATAGGAAAAGTATTAAAACTTAAACTAATTCTTGCATGTTCATGTTGAACAAGATCTACTTCATGGAATAAAGAAGAAGGAAAAATTAACAATTCTCCAGTTTTTACGGGGACCCACCATGACATAGAGTTATAGATATTCCATTCATTAGGAGTAACTAAAATGTCTCGTAAACCTTGATAATTGTGAAAAAAGATTCTATCTTCGCCTTCAACTGCGTTGATATAAAATACACCGCTATATAAAGAATTCCAATGTTTATGTTGATGATGAGACTGTCCTTTTTTAGTTATATTGATCCAACTTTGAGTAATTTCTAAATGAACTTCGTTCTTTGGATTTATAATTGCTTGAAAATATTCATCTAAACTTTTTTTAAAAAAATTATTTAAACTTTGTAAAGCTGAATTTTTTAGAATATAATTGTCTGTTGTAAAAAAATTGGTTCGATTCTCTTTAAATTGAGCCTGATTCATTACAAAATCAAGCTCAAATGTTGTTAATGGTCTATCTAATATAAATTTACCTAGAGGTATAGGGAATAAGTTTAAAATTTCCATCCATTATTTACGCTTGTGCTTCACCCCATCGTAAATTTATACTGGCATTATATCCTGTACCACCTGTCAAGTAAGCATTTATTGCTAATACATCAGGGCCGTTTGGAAAAGTACCACGTCCACCTATAGTAGTATTTGTCAACTCGTTCAATTTGGACAGATCCAATGAGCTGGATCCACCGGGAGCAGCAATTAATGAAAAAATTGTTTGTCCTGGAAGTGCAGCACTGGCAGCAGTAAAGGTTATATTTGTACCTATGTTCACGTTCCCAGTAAGAGCTTGATTTATTAGAATCCTTGTTACACCTGCAAATGGATTATTATCTGCTTTAGACTGTACAAGTGCTCCTCCTGCAATATTACTGCCACTAACTGTTTGTCCAACTACTACTCCGCTCACGGTGTTGGTTGAAAAATATAAATCAATATTTCCTCTTTGTCTATTAAAATTTGTAGTTGCTGCTGTTATAACAGTGGTTCCTGTGGTCCATGCCACAGTTCCTCCACTAGCAATTTGGGCAAAGCTTGGTTGTCCTCCAAGTGCAGACGAATTCAAACTTGTCCAAGTTATATCAACAGGATTAGTAGGATAATTTTGAGGATTCAAGATTCCTTCAAGAACCATAGATCCTACTGCTCCAGATGTACCACCTGTAATTTCAACACCTTGTAAAAGTAACTGTGCTCGATTTATTAATTCTCTCTCACCTAAGTCACCAATGACGCTGTTACTAACACTTGGAGCAAGTCGGATTAAAAATACTGTTTTCTTAGTTGTTGTTAGACTAACTTCAGCTGCTTGATAATTAAAAATAAATCCTCTATCGTCATCAAAATTTCCATCTATAAGATAGGCACTACCCCAGTGACTTATAATAGGACTTGCTGTACAACTTATCAATACAACACCTGACTTCGCTGCATGAGTAGAATTAGGACCTGCTTTATAGCTTCTTGCACTTCCTGCTGCGAAATTTGTATAGGTTGCACTTCTTGTAATTCCAGTTAGATTATTTCCAGACTTGCCACTAAATGATATTAGCTCATTATCAATGTAAACTACTCCTGAATTAGGAAATCTTGATGCATCCTCTAACGGTATAGTAGTAGATAAAAGGTTCATAGAACTAGCTAATCTTCCGTTAGAACCTTCATTTAAAACTTCATATCGTACAGGAAGGTTACCGGTTCTCATATATGCTTCGTTGTTAAGGTTGTTGCCCTTAAGTCTATGACAAAATAGATAATCTCCAGTCGAACCTCGTAACATCCAGTCAATAAATCCTGCTCCGTACCAACTAAATTGTATTCCAATCATCTGCATTTTAGTCGGATCAATATGATATCCACTAGGGCCGTTTCCATCACAAGTATCAATATTCCATTCACTCTGCGGAATAATAATGTCTATAACTTTAGCTATTTTTACTCCGCTAACTAAATTTACACCTCTAAAATCAGGACTTACTGTCATGCTTGTTTGTCCGCTGATACTTGTTACTACGTGAGTCATTCCCCTAAGAACTATACGATCCCCTGCACTTAATTGATCTTGGAATCGAGTATTATTTCCAATAACAGCATTACTGTTAGCTGCTATTGTAATAGTTCCGCTTAATTGAAAAGTACTGCTTCTTCTGCCTACTGCCATTTCTCGGCCGTCGTATTGCCAAAAAATTCCATTTTGGTCGTCAAAGATTCCTGATCTAACAACAGCACCCGACCAATATTTCATAGCAGCATAGCAAGGACTTCCTATGTCAGCACTAGTAGATCCTAAAGGTAAGTCTGCTTCTACAGTAAAAGCTCTTTCATCAATAATATTAGTAACAACATATTCACCATCATAACCAATAGTAGTTATACCTTCAATAACAACAGTAGATCCTACCTGTAATCCATGATCCATATCATCAGTAACAACCGTAATAGTCGATCCTGCACTAACTCCAGAAGCTATTGCACTCCGTATATCAAAACTTGGAGCAAATAAAGCTCCAGTGTTATACATAGCTCCTTTTCCTGATTGGTATCGAATATATTTTTTACTTTGACGTATAGCTTGAGCTCCATGTTGAGCTCCACCTGTGCTTAATTGAACTCCTCCATCAAAAGGTCTATGAGTAAAATAAGCATCAGGTCTAGCATATATCAATCCTGTGATTCCTGAAGTTTGCACACTTCCAGTTCCTCTAGCTGTCCATCTTATTTGTGTCAAACTAGGAACTTCTATAACAGAGAATGGACCAGCAGCTAGAGCATGATTAGTTCCTACACTTGTTATAGATACTAATATATTTGCTCCAGGAACTAAACCGTGAGCAGAAGCAAAATCTGCTTGAAGTGTAGCGATAGCACTAAAACTTACACTACTAGCGACTCCCATACTGGCTGTAGTAGCTGCGGTTATACTTATTGCCGAGTAGACTGGTATTATGTTTCCCCTTACTGCTGTTCCTGAGCTAATAGTTAATCCATAAGCACCACCTTGTCCATAAGCACCACCTGGTAAGTAATTAGTTGTTGCGTCAATATAAAGTGCTAGATTGTTTGTTGGAGTGGTGCCTCCAAGATCTGCTCCATTAACAGTAAATCTATTACCTACATTATATCCAGATCCTGCATAGTAAGGAATAGCTGTATAGGAGCCTCCGTTACGCTGTACAGATAATAATATTCCAGTTCCAATTGTTTCACTATTCGTTCCTGAAACATTCTGATATGTTCCTTCTGTTAAAGTGGTATGTGCTCCTCTTGCTGTAGTTACTTTTGTAACTGTGCCACTTGATACAGTATTGATATTAATATAAAGATCATCGTCTGGAGTCACTCCTCCTAGACTTGTACCTAAAATTTTAATTGTGTCTCCCTGTTGATACCCTGTACCTGCTTGTTGAATAGCAGGTAAAGTTCCACTACCTGTTACTGCTATACTAGCTTGATTAGTATATGTTCCATTAGCGGCTGAAACATTGTATGGGTTAACTATAGCGGTAGTAACAGCTCCTCCTGTTACTCCTGTGATAGAAATTCTACAATCATTAGTTCCGTTTACTCCTCCTAATAGGCTACCTAACACTTTAACTACATCACCGGAGGCATATCCTGTTCCTCCTGCGGTTACACTATCTATAGTGTAAGTTCCTCCGTTACCTGTTATTGTAAATCTTGCACCTGATCCAGTAGGAACATTAGATGCTCCTAATGTATATACTCCAGCTGCTCCTACACTAATGTTAAATCTAGCATTGGTCCCTGTGCCTATTACTGAAACAGGACTTATAAAATAATCTTCTACATCTCCTTTAAATGCTGCTCCAATTTGATCTTGTAGAGTCGCTTGGTCTCCTGTTAAACTAGTAATAGCATTTTGTGTACCTGAATTGTTTAAAACCATATTAGAACTGAGACCTGTTACATCTGCAAAATAAATTATTGTGTCGGAAGAGATAGTACTAAATTTTACTCTGTAGTCTCCAACTTTTCCACCAGTTCCGAATACACCAGCTGTTTGAGCCCCTGACGGTATAGATGGGTGGCTTACCGGAGCTCCTATTGACGGAGCGGTTCCTGTGAAATTAATAACTGTAGATCCAGAAGGAACAATATATGAAGTTGAGAAAGTTCCTGAGCTTCCGTTACTTGAGACGCTGATTGTGGGGTTAGCTAATTCTGACCCAGTATAAAAAGCAGCCTTTCTCAATTGAACATTTGAACCGCCGATTACTTCATTTTGACTTAAACCTACTTTTGCCTTAGCATAAAAAGTAAAGCTGGATGTAGTAGGAACAGTATTAACTAAAAATGTACCTTCGGCTCTATTAAAACCTACCACTGTTGAATTAAGAGCCCTAATTGTAAAAGGGTCACCTATAACCAATCCGTGGGAAGATTGTGAGGTAACTGTAATTAAACTTGATCCTATACCGCCACCGCTACTACTGGCATCAGTAGTAATTGAAGTTATAGGTATATCAGTGCCTAAAACTTCATAAGTAGTAGGATACCCTCTAGCCACCGCTATAGCCTGCCATTTTGTAGGTTGTAATCCATATTCAAAGTCTGCGTCTATCATAGCCTGAGGTTGGGATATTCTCATTCGTTCAATAGCATCAGTTCCAAAATCATAAGGGCGAACTCTAATCTCTGATGTTTCAACAAAGATTTGAAATTTATGTGTACTAAGCATTGAGCTTGTACTGTAATTCATAAAGATGGTTGTTACACCGTTATTAATCTGTATAGCATTAGGGAATTTATCACTATTTCCTGCGAAAAATTCTACCTCGCCGCCTTTGGTAGGATCTGTAAAATTAAAGACTACAGTATTTGTGGTTGAATTTGTTATCAGTAAAATTTCATTAAGCAACCACTTTCCAATAATTTCTATACGTCCCGGACCGCCAATTTCCGCAGGTATAGAACTTAGCCCGTTTGTTATAACTGTGGTTATCAGACTGGATACTAGGGTTATGACATCATCTGATAAGGATTCAGCAGTCTTAGTCAAATCAATGACTTGGTCTACTGCTGTTTGATAAGCTGTGGCAGGTAAATTTTTAAAAATATAATTATTGATCAGATCACGAGCAAATTGATAACTGCGAATTTCAGGTAATCTTGTTCCATCAATAACCGGAACATTACCATTCCAATAGCCTTTAGCTGCTTTTCGTGTAGCTACATTTCCTCCATACTTTAAATCAAAAATCCAAGCATCTAACACATACCCGCTATCTCTCAGACATAAATCGGTATCATAAACATAGCCAACAAATTCAGCATCATTAGCTGCTATACGAGCATTAATATAGCCTATTATTTCACGTTGAATAAATTCTTTATTAAGTTGTAAAAGAGCTAGAGCATTAGGGTAAACATATGATGTCCAACCAGGTCCCGGAGTAAATCTATAATTTTTAATCAGTTTCTTACCCATATTATTCCTTATATACCAAACACAACAGCCAATGCTAGACTTGTATTATCTACATAGTTTTTATTAGTTAATTGATTAGCACTAACTACACTACTACTAGAATATATTTCTCCTGCTACATTAATATCTCCCGAAACTCCGACCCCGCCAGCTACAATCAAAGCCCCTGTCATACTAGAACTAGATGCTGTAGAATTAGTAATATTAACTGGTATGGCAAAATTTCCTGTGCTTGTTGAACTAGCAGAAATTTGTATTTCTCCGTTAACTATCTGGTAGGTTATATTATTACCAGGTTTAAGTGTGAATTGACTTAGTTCTGTACCGCTAGCATTAAGATTTACCTTAACTCTACCATTACTCAATGAACTCGCTGTATTTGTTAATGTAGGTAAACTACTATTGATTGTTAATTTTTGATTTGTTACACTAAGAGAAATATTCGTTCCTGCTTCGATTTCTACGTCATAATCTGTATTATTAGCATTTAGTCTTAATGTTTTACTATTAACACTTGTATTAACAAGATTAAACGTAGCGGCACCACCACCACCCTCCCCTGCTATATCAACTCCGTTAACCCATTTTGATCCATTATATTTTAAAACTTGTCCATTGAGCGGTGATGTAACCTGTACGTCAGTTAGTGAAATTAGAGTCGAGGATCCACCGCCCCCTCCTCCGCTACTACTTATAGTAATTGTATCTGTAGTGTTATCTGTAGTAAGAGTAATTCCTGTACCAGCAGCTAATGTAAGAGTATCATTAGGCTGTTCCGCTACTATAGAAGCTTGTCCGTTTATAGCTATAGTTCTAAAAGTATCTTGACTCACTGTCGGTGGGGTCGCAGATTTTATGTCCCAAGTAGATCCAGTCCAAATCCAAGTTGTTGTATCTACTGTGATTTCCTGATTAATAGTAGGAATATTAGGAAAATTTATTGCCATTGTTACCTCTTAATAAGAGTATTTATTGAAAAAATTATCCATATTATCACTATGAAGTGAACCTGATAACTCCTGTTCCGCTAATAAATGTAGAAATTTTATAAGCTCCTGAAGTCTGTGTAGAAATATTAAGATTTCCGGATATAGTTGTTATAGTAAGTGTATTAGGATATCTAACTTTAACAACACCTGATCCGCCTGCTCCAGCAAATGCATTATAATGTGCTCCACCGCCACCGCCACCACCTCCAGTATTAGCAGTTCCTGCTACATTATTTCTTCCACCGCCACCAATACCTCCTGAACTATTTGCTGCACCACGATCTGTTCTGCTATTTCCGCCACCTCCACCACCGTAGTAATTGCCATCTATAGGCCATTGTACACCATCTCCACCGTTACCTCCTACTGAACTGCCTCCACCGCCACCATTGGATCCAGCTCCAGCACCACCACCTCCACCACCGTTATAAGGTCCACCACCTCCACCATTTCCAGCTGTAAATGCTCCATATCTTGTTAACACGCCAGTGCTTTTACCTGTACTCGTTCCTGCTATGTCTGGTCCGGTGGCATTGTCTCCTCCACATCCTCCTCCAGGATTAGTGGCATTACCTCCTCGTTTACCAGGACTTGAAGTGTCATATAATGTATTTGATCCACCTCTACCTCCCCCGTTTACTGTTTCAGAGGCAAATATGCTATTTTGGCCTGTACCATTCACTGCTCCTCCTTCACCTATAGTCACAGAATAGTTTGTCGCTGATACTAAAGATAGTGTACCGTAGGCAACTTCGCCTGCTCCGCCACCGCCACCGAGATCTGCTCCGCCACCGCCACCGCCACCTACTACTAAAACATCTGCGGAAAAGTTTATTGTAGTAGAAACAGATAAACTAAATGTACCCGAACCCGAAGTAAATGTCACTATTTTAAATCCTCCTATAGATGATTCGGTATAGACCAAACTCGGAGATGCGGTAACTCCGTATGTTAAAGGAATTCGTAAAATAGCCACACCAGATCCGCCATTCGAGCCCACAGCATCTCTGGCACCTCCACCACCTCCACCACCAGTGTTTGCTTGTCCTGGAGTCGATGTCTGTTGTATACCGCCAGAATTACAAGCAGCTCCTCGGCCACCACCTCCTGTGCCGGCTGTACCTGCCACCATACCTCCACCGTCATACTGTGCGCCACCGCCACCGCCACCACTATAGTATACTGGGGATCCTGTTATAGACACTTCGTAACCGATTCCTCCGTTTCCTCCTCGACTTACTCCTCCGCTTATGGATCCATTAGAACCTGCCCCGCCTGCACCACCACCTCCTGCACCAGCTCCTGTGGCGTCACAGTTACCTCCTCCAAAACCTGTTCCTGCTGTTCCTCCGTCATAACCTTGGCCTGGAGTGCCTGTTCCTCCTGATCCATTAGAACCGCATACTGACCAGCCACCACCTCCACCAGATCCTCCATTTCCTGCACCTCCACCAGATCCTCCGTTACCGCCACCGATGGCAGTTCTGTTAACGAAAGCTCCTATTATTGAGGAGCTACCTGATGAAGCACCTCCATAAACACCTCCAAGTCCAATGGAAAGTGAATAGTTTGCTAAAATCGCAAAAGCTTGGTTTATTTGATAAATGACTCCACCGCCACCGCCACCACCTGATTTTGTTCCAAAACCACCACCGGCACCACCACCGCCAACTAATAGGAAATCTCCACGTATTATAGCTCTATCTACGGACAATAATGCACGAGACTTAAATCGAGATAGTTTAGCCATACGACGATATATTTCCTAACAGTACAAAAGCTGAACTCTTGTAGTACATTAAGAAACTTATGATATCTTTTTTACTAGCAGAAGGAACAGAATTAGCCCATTGTACTGCTGTTGCCGTTGAATTTATGGTAACTGTATTAGGATAATATGCAGTACTGCCTTGATTTACTATAATGTTAAATGATATAACACTATTTTCTATAGTTGGTACATTTATAAAATTTGCCTGCCAGTTACTGCTACGACCACTGGTATAAAATAAAAGTCCTGCATTATAATTGTACGTATTTTGAACACCTAAATCTAAGAAATTTTCGAAACTTGGATTTATTATGTTTATAGTACCGGTCATAACAGCATGAGCACCGCATACATACTTGTAAGGTCCTATGATATCAGGAGGAATATTCCAATATAATATACCCGAAGTTTTTGATTGAGCATTCGATCCTGTAGATATGACATCATTAGATCCTACGTGAACTAAACCGGTATTATAATTTGCAGAAGCAGAAGTCTGAATTACAAAAGGATGTCCGGGGGCGTTTAGATAAAAAGCCACTGTAGTTCCTGCTGTGAATGTTAAGGTCGGATTGTCTCCAGAATATGAACTAAAAGTGTAGGCTATAGCAGCATTATTTCCCACATCTAATTTAGTTACAGCAGGGTAAACCACTGGTTTCACTATAGATGCTATTCCACCACTATCCACTGTTAAAGTAATATTGTCTGGTTTGATACCTCCTAATACAGAAGTTGTAGCTATAGGAATTTCGTCATTAGGAGAAAATGTAAATTCTCCTGTAGCACCATTATATGTTAAACTTGATTGAGGAGCAGAACTAGCTGTTAATACACTAAGATCCGATAAAGAAATGCCACCACCACCACCGCCTCCCGATGATGAAGATAAAATTCTCCAATATTCTCCGTTCCAAATCCAAGAAGTAGAATTATATGTATAAATGTCGTCTAGTACGGGTGATGATGGGAAGCTAAAAGGCATAATCTAATATTTATTCGCTAGGATCAAGTGGCCACTGCACGTTCCACGGGAATCCTTCTTGTAGACTAACATCTCTCAGTGCTTGCCTATAATTTTTATATTCTAATTTCTTTTCTTCAGAAAGCGGACTATCGGGCAGTTGAGACCAATCTGTCATATATAATCGACCATCTCGTAATCTTCTAATAGATTCTTCCTGTTCTTTATCTTCAGCTAGGCATTCTTCAGGTGTTTTATCTACAACTTCCCAGTTTTGAAACCAAATTCCATTGTAGGGATTTAGTCGAGGAGTTCCTTCAACTATTTTTTTATACCGTTCAACAGATGGTTGTTGACTGAATTCATAGATCCCATAACCTAAGGACTGAACCAAAGCAGGGGTAATTATTTGATTAAAATTAAAATCAGGAAATAAGTATTCCATGTTTTCTTGGACTAAAGGATATCCCACTGCTAGTTCATTTTCTAACTTTATAAACATTGTCATTGTCAAATATTTCCTGTGTTATTTGAAGGAAAGCTACGATTCGGTCCCCAGATGATTCTTAACCCTCCCGCAGCAGATTGACCGGAACTTTCGCCGGCATAGGCAGCAGACGTAGAACCTCCAGCGCCGCCGCCATACGCTCCGCCACTACCTCCTACAGCAGAATTAAATCCATTGGTGGCCTGTGTACCATTCCCTCCGCCACTGCCTCCTCCTCCACCAGCTCCTGTTCTTGTTGCGGCAGCGGCACCATCAGCTCCTTGTCCAAGTAATCCAGTACCTCCTCCTCCTCCTCCAGAGTAGTAACTAGTGTAACCTGCCATTGTAGATCCTCCACCTCCAGCGCCGCCGGATCCAGCTGTTACTGCATCTCGATCTGATTCACCGTTTCCACCGTTTCCGGAGTATCCACCTGCTCCACCTCCCGCAGAAGCGCTAAAGTTTCCACCGCCGCCTCCACCTTTTCCTCCCGATCCACCCCCGTCTCCTGCGTATCCACCACCAATTCCGCCAAATTTTTCACCGTACGGCGCCCCACCTCCTCCTCCTCTTACCGTGGTGGTGTTAATAAAATAACTGTCTGCTCCAGCTGACAAGGTTGCCCAACGTGATCCTCCAGAACCTCCGCCGCCTATGATTACAAGATAGCCAGTCCCAGGAACTACTGGGATATTATTTTTCCATCCTAATCCACCACCACCACCAGCACCTTGGTTAAAACCATTGTAGCCAAATCCTGCTACAGATCCACCACCACCACCAATAGCTACAACATGCACTTTAGTTACACCCGCAGGTGCAGTAAATGTATAAGTACCTGGAGTTGTATACTGTACTTGTCCTGTAGGACCGCCTTCAATAGAATACGATCCAAGAGCTAGTCCTAATTTTCCGCCCATTAAGTAATTCCTATTCCTGTAATATACCAAATATCTTGTGCAACCTTTAGTAACGTAGCTAGCCCATTTGCTGCCATAGTCCTGTTACCGGTAGTAGTTGTATTGGCTAATTTTAGAGTTACTCCTGTACCTTGAATTATTGTAAAAGATGACCCGCTGCTAACAATAGAAATAACAGTGCCTATTGGAAATGGTACGCTAGCATTTGGCGGCACAGTGATGTTAGATGCTAGATATAAATGTTTTCCATTATCAGAAGCAATGAGAGTTCCGGTAGCATTTGAGCTTTGAGGCATATTTCTAAAACCTATTTCGTAGGCATTTGTACCATCTGAAATAGTGCTAGAGTTAGAAATAGCTACTCCAGTTAAACTACCATTTGTTATTGTTGGTGTATCAATAGTTGGAGTATTAATTGTTGGGGTTGTTAAGGTCTTGTTTGTCAGTGTCTCAGTACCGGCAGTACTGACAAAATTAGCATTGCTACAAGCTGTATTAAATTCTGCTAATGTTCCTGTAAGAGTATTATTTGATAAATTAATTGATTTATTTGTTAATCCTTGACTTCCATCTGTAATAACTATGTTATTCACATTACCTGTAAATGCATTTGTAACAGATATAATACCATTTGTTATACTAATTGTTGTACCATCTATTTTTACGCCGCCTAACTGGGAAGTGCTAGCTGTGGGTAATGTGTAAGTAGGGCTACTAGGCTGTATCCATTCCGACCCTGTATATATTACGAAATTACCAGATCCACTGTCTAACCATGCAGATCCTATACTAGGACTAGATGGAGTATTATCACTTACAGTAATTGTTCCTCCTATTTCTCCTTGAACTGCGCTTATTATTCCATTGCTAATAGTTATTGTAGTTCCGTCTACTATAACTCCGCCTTTTTGAGTTGTACTAGCTGTGGCCAATGATATAGTGCCACTACTATTATTTAATCCACTCGAAGCTACATTAGGTACAATAACTCCGCCTCTGGTTGAACTTGTAGCAGCAGGCAGTGTATATTGAGTAGGAATATCTGAAGCTAGTGGAACAGGAGTCCATTGTCCGCTGTGAGCAAAATAAATCCGACCTTCATTATGACAATGTGCTATCATTCCATGCCATGTACTAGCACTAACTTCTGATTCTAATTGTGCTAAACTGTTCCAATGAAATCTTATTTTATTCTTTTGAGCAGTAACTTGTATTCGTCCATCTACTTTAAATTCACCGCTACTACCAGTTCCTGACCATGTTACCTGACTCTGATCACTAACTGTGTCTCCTGGAAGAGCATAATAGGCAAAGCGTCCTTCTTGCAGAGTAGGACTAACTGTTCCACTTCCTGCTCCACCGCCTGTGCCGCCAGTAGTCCATGGAACATGACTTGGTTGAATCCATTGATAGCTATTACCATCGTAATAATAAACATAAAGTTTACCATTTGTAGTGTTAAGCCATATGGCTCCTGATTCTAAATCTTCTGTAGGTGCTGTATCAGAAACCGTTATACTTGCACTGCCTGTACCACCACCTGCATCTTCTAACTTGGCTAAAAATGCTGCTGTACTTACATTGCTTAGATCATCATGGGCAAGGGCGAATCCTCCCTTGGTAGTTCCATCCATTATGTTTAGAGTTTTTTTGGTAGTATTATACCAAATTACTCCGCTTTCAGATAAACGACGTTCAATGTCATCATCGTCTTTGCCTCGTACTCGTAGATACCTTAAAGGTAAAACTGCCATAAAATACTCTCTTAATAAGAGTATTTATTTGTTTTTAAACTACTTTTGCTTGCCCATTATAGGTCAGTTGACCAGCAGCTGGATCATCGTAATAAAAATCAGGATTTCCATTAAAATCAACATTTAAAGTCCTACGTAATCCATCTCCTTGAGGATACACACCATGAGGAATCCAGCTTGGAAAAATTACTAAACTGCCTCTTCCTGGTACAAAATGCATAGTTCGTGTGCGTGGAATACTTAGGCTTGAATAGCTATCTGAATGAAATACAAAGTAAATTTGCCCCTCGGGATCATTAGGTTTGTCCGGAACATTGAGATATAACACACTGCTTATATTATTTGGTCCATGATCGTGTAGAGTATGATAGCTTCCCTTTTCTCCTGTTACCATCCATGCTGAATAAGCATGTATTTTTTTCCAATTATCAGGCATTTTTCCATGATGAATTAACTGTCGTTGAACCATGTTTTCTAAATATACTTTTAGTTTGGGCCATAACTTGGGTTCTGTAATTGTAGACCCAGGTAACCATCGTGGAGGAATTATATAATTTTGTACTGATCCTATACCTTTAGCACTAGTGTACATATTAAAATTTGTTGTATCAACCTGTTGGGCCAACTCATCATAAAAATGTAAATCTTCAACAAAATCTATGATAACCCAGTTTAATCCTTCTTGAATTAATTGACTCATTATGACTCCGGGTTATCTATTATCCACTGTAATGCTGTTCTGTGATCTACTAATTTTTCGTTTTCAGGTAAATTTATAAGATTGTGTAGATTAAATTTTATGCTTTCAATAATGTGATCAGGCTGCTCATTTAAATCTTTGAGAGCTACTTCTTTATCTATTAGACCTAATCCATGCATAACTAAAATCCAATTAGCTTCCTTAAATAACACTTGTCTATTAGAAAAATCACTTATACTGGGCATTTTTAATTTATACAGTTCTAATTTTTCTTCTAATCCTGGAGTAAGCAAAATGTCTCCTACAGATTTCCAAAAATCTGTATCATTTCTACGACTTATATAATGAAGTTGGACAAAATCAAAAATATTTTCTACTATATCTTTTGAATTTTCATTAAACACATTTTCGCAATAAGTTCTGTTAGGAACATAACTGTTTAACAATCTACCTAACAATAACGCTTGTTGAATACTTGTTCCGATACTACTTGCTTCTAATGGTTCTACAAAACTTGAACTTAATCCTATAGCTACACAATTTTTTGTCCAGCTTTTTTCCAAGTATCCTGCATCAAATTTTATTTTCTTTGCAACATTGATACTGGTTCCATACAGTCTTTCTACTTCAGTTTGAGCTTGATCAAAGTTGATAAAACTGTCGTTAAAAACATAACCGTTACCGTGTCTATCTTGAGTAGGAATTCTCCATAACCATCCTGCATTCATTGCTCTACTTATAGTATAACTGGCTATTTGTTCCGTTCTTTCTGTAGGAAAAGCTATGGCACTATTCATGGGTAAATATTTTCCATAACTAATCCATTTTACTGCTAATGCTTTTTCCATTATAAATCGATGAAAACCAGTGCTATCAACATAAAAGTCGTATAAAAGTTCTTGATCTTCCGTAGTTTTAAGACTGTGAACAAATCCTTGTTGGTTTAAATTTACTGTTTTAATCTCTGCTTTTACTATATTAATATTTCTTTTTTCACATAGTCTATGAAGATAATCATTTAATTTAAATGTGTTAAAATGAAACTGATTAATTCCCCAATAAGGTTGTCTATGTAAACTTTGTTCTATATAACTATGTGTCAGTCCGTTTTCAGCTGCCCCGTTGGCAATAAGATAGCTGTAGATAAATTTACTTCCTGTCTGACTTTCTATATTAAAACTACTGCTTACGTTTTGAATATAGTGTTTTCCGTCTCCTTGCCAATTAATAAAATTAATTCCGTATTTAAAAGTAGCATCAGTTTCTTTAACAAGTTCATGAAGTTTAATATCACAGTGAACCATGAACTGAGCCCAATGTTCAGTGCTGCCTTCACCTACTCCTACTATACCGATCTTATCTGACTCTACTAGGTCAATTTTTAATTTGGGGTAATCCTTTCGTAGAACAAGAGCTGTAATAAGCCCTGCTGTTCCTCCTCCTACAATGGCCAAGTTATTAATTTGCATATTCTATCTCATCTGGTGCAGGTAATTCACAAGTGTGTATGGTTTGATAGGTTAAATATAAACTGTTTATGTAATCAAACATTAAATTGAGATGCCATTCTAATCCTTGTTTTTTCCAAGGAGTTTTCCAATGATTTTTAATCAAACCAGGCACATCATATTTTTGCTCTACGATTATAACTGTGGAAGATATTAATCTTAAATTTTTAATAAGATCTACAGGATCGTCAATTTCTTCTAAAATTTCATTTAAGATCACATAATCAAATTTCATATCTGATTTATAAGTAAACTTATTGTCCTGATATAAATCATCCATATTCACACATACATAGATATCCGCATCTTGTTCTATAAGTTTACTATGATCTTTAATAGATAAAATTTTTTTACTTTTTTTTATTTTATCTGCTAAAATTTCATCAATTGTAAGAAATTCTGACATTTAGATTCCTTTTTTCCTAACCACATTAATATAAAGTCCATTCCACCAATTAACGTCAGACTCTACATCATTTAATATTTTTCTCTCATATATCAAGTCGTAATCTGTTTTAGCCCAAGCATCTTGAGCACCATCTACTATACCTTCCCAATTAGCATCATCTAAAATTACTATGGCTGTATCGGCAAAACAAGATGAAAAATATCTTAATGCATTAGAAGTAGATTCTTTACTGTGATCTCCGTCGTAAAAAAATAAATCAATTTTTTCCAATTCGGCACGATTGACAGATAAAAAATCACAATCGAATACTTTTACAGAATTATTTCCTTTATATTTTTTAATATTTTCGATAAATTCTTTTTTATTATTGTCGGGTAATCCATCACGTTTTTCAGCTTGTATGTTAGTTGACCAATTGTCAACAGCATAGGCAGTCAAGCAATTATCTTTTAAAACTGAACATATTGTAGCACCTAAGAAACTACCAACTTCTAAGTATACTTTACTGTGTTTTCCTAAATAATTTAATAACTTTTGTACTCTATTACTAGTAAGTCCTGGCAAATTTATATCTAGATCAAGATTTACGCTTTCTACAATACTGTTTACTGCTAATTTAATTTTAGCATCTACTTCTTGATTCTTTTTTGCCGCCCAAATTTTATCACAATAATGACAGTCCCAACACTCAAATTTACATGTTCGAATTTTTTCGCGCCAAACATTAATAGGTTTTTCAACTAGGTTAGTTTCTTGTATAAAATCTTCAAAAGTATCAAACAATATTTCTTTATTATTGGCATATCGTTTGATTATAGTGCATGTTTCGTGTAATCGAGAAATGCTTTCTCTTCCATGCATTTTAAAAACATCTATTCCAAGATTGTTTATAAAATCATCCCAGTCTTCTTTCCAAGGAGGTAAGTCTGCTGCTTTGAGCGGAGAACTAGGATCTATATTATCCCATTTGGCACAACTTACACGACTAATAGGATCGTTAAAATATTGAGGACCAGTTGAACGAGTATTATTGAATTCATAATGCTCCTCCATATAAGCACATCCACCCATACAGCCTTCATTGGCCAATAAGGCTATTTTGACCTTGCTATATTCCTTGGCTTTTTTAATTTCTAACAACTTTTGTCTATCTCTCATAAGATTTCGATCTATGTTAATATAGTGAAATCCTGCATTAGCTTGTTCTACTACCTCACGCGGTTCAGTAGTTTTTCGTAAAATTGTATTTTTAATCAGCAATTCAGGAAATTCTTTTTGAATTTGCTTGGTAGCTAACCAATGAATATGTGGTATAGTAGCACTTTTTACACCAGCTTGATATAAAGGTTTAAAGTTTTTTATCCACAAATCTAAATTTTGTTGTGTAGGTCTAACTTGAAGGTTATTGAAAGTAGCACTTATGGTAATTCCAGTTTGATGTTGAATATAAAGTGCTGCTTCTATCGCAGTCATAGCATCCTGTTCTTGTAAGAAAACGTCACCCATGGCATCTTGGCCGAAAGGAGCAATACGACTTGTAAAGTACACGTCATAGACATAATTCTTGTAGTGCGAAAGAAAGTCTACAAAATTATAAAATTCTTTTTCGTTTAATTTAGGATTTAATGGTACTGAAAAAATTTTCATTAATCAATTTGTTCACTGGATGTTTTATGTTGACTTGCCAACAATTTATCAATTGTACTAATTTTTTTAGTGTTTGTCAACTCCAATTTTACATCTTCGTCCATATATCCTATTGCTTTGTTCAAACTATTGGTATAAGACAGTCCTAATCTTATAACTTCTTGTTGATCTTCTATAGGCATCATAGAAATACTATCAAGATTTCCTTGACCTATTCGTCCTAAAGCCAGCATATCTAAAGCAGCCTGTTTGCCCATTCTTAGAATCCAATATTCTCTTTCTTTTTCTTCATTGTGTCCTTTATAACTTTCTAATGATTCTTTGTCAGGAACAAGTTCTTTGATTAGGTTACAAAACATATCTAACTCTTCCTCACAGATACGTAATTTTTTTTCGTAAACACTATTATCATATTGATATTGATCTAAGTCAATCAAAAGTAATTCCTGTTTTAAAGGATTGGGTTCTGCTGCTATTTCTTCTATTTTTAATTTTATCAAAATATCATTTCTTTTTAGATTACGTTCCATTTGTTTCTTAGCAGCTATTCTTGTCTCAATTTCTAATACAGCCTGTTTTACACGCCTATAATCTGTTACATGACTGTTAACTACAAAATATCTGCTTTGAAAGTCACTCATAGACCAATTGCCGTATGATTCGGCCAAGGATAATATATCATCATTCGTCAGCATATTAAAATTTTACTCCCCAGATTGGTGGATTAATACGTCTATTTTCTGAATCAATAAGGCCTGCTTCGCGAGCCAAAGGCCACGGAACTTCTCGTCCAAAATATTTTTCTAAAAACCAGCATACCTGTTTTATTGTGGTACAGGCGTCCAGTTCTGCTACAATAGAAATTTCATTACTACGATCTTGTCTACTATCAAATTCTTCTTTTATTCTAAGCTTAGTGATTTTTTTCATCAGACTAGTTGTAATAGATTCAATCTCTGGGGTCTTATAGACCTTAGTTTTTCTTTTTCCTTGAGCTAGACTTTCCGGATCGGGTTCGAGTCCTTCCACGTCGCTGTAGGCACTACGGTACTCTCTACATTCGTCATAGAATAAAGATCCTATGTTATATTCTTCTTCTGTAAGAGCAGTATGATAATATATACGATAGCCAGTATATGAAGGATCTTTAATATTAATTAAAGCGAATCCATCGTGACTACTTTTAAAATCTAAAATATCAGTCGATGGAATTTCTTTCGTAAATTTCACTGCATAAAAGCTCATAAAAGCCTCCTTTAGACTATTTACTGTCTAAAAGAGACGTTTAGATTATTTTAGAATCCGCCTAAAATCTGAGCACTGGCACTGGCCATGGCTGCTGAACTCATGCCGCCGTGCCCTTTAGGTTCTGTAGTTGAACTCATTCTAGTAAATGTAGAAGTAGCATGAGTAATTTTCCAAGTATTATTATTTTGTGCACCATTATAATTTCCAAGACAATATCCCCAATCTTGTCCTGTTTGAAAATTCTCTTCACCGCAGTTATCAGGTGTTGATAAATTAGTGGCTAAATTAGTTCCAGTTGTATCATCTATACGCCAAATGCTAGTTGTAGTATTACCTCCGTTTTTAACATAGGCATACCCTTCTTTGGTTTTTAGTGCCTTGCCCCAACCGTCAGTACCAACAGTAAGACCAGCAGCAGTCCAAGTTTCATTACTAAATTGTATCTTATGATTACGACCACCCGCACTGTGTTTGACCCAGCCGTAGTCTTTACCATACCAAGCACAGACAAAATTTCCAGCAGTACCAGCTTGACCTCCTGAACCTGAAGAAAACATCACACCTGTGACCAAATTATGTTTATCAATATTAGCAGCTTCACCCACTATCCATGCCAATGTGAGATTACCATTCAGTATAACACCTGAATCATCAGAGCTGCTCTTGGTGTTCCAGTTTGTGGCATCTGATCTTCTTCCTGATTCAGTGGACATATCAATGCTTAGTGTAGTGCTGCTACCACCCATGCCACCGGCGTTGTAGATCCAAGCATGATAGTCACTCATTCCGCCATCTATATAGGCAGCAGAAGTATCCATGATATCACCCAAATTAGTGGTAACATCTGTATAATGTACAGTTCGATTTACATTACGCCATGGACTTGAATTTTGATATCCTCCGCTAACATATCCTCTGGTATATATAGTTCTATATTTAAAAGCATAATCCCTGCCGTCTTTGGTAATTTGCCATGTAAAATTACGATAGGCTCTACCATCAGAAGGTAATCCTTGTTGGCTAATTGCCACTTGGAAGCTATAAGTAGCTGCTTCATTACCGATACTCGAACCTGTTATGACACCTGTATCTCTATTAATAGTCACATTACCTGGTAAGGCACCGTCTGTAATTTCAAAAATAGTACCACTTGCCTGTATTGTTGTGCTATAGGTTAGACCAGAACCTAATATAACAGGTGTTAAAGCACCGGCTGCGGTAATAAATGTAGGTGGTTCAGAGTAGGCAGGAATATACTCTTCTACTATTATATGTCCTGGAACATCCCTACCATCACCGCCTCCATCCCAGTATTGTGTGTGATATAAATGAGCATTGTGATTGCCTTCAGCATATGCACGACTTTGTAAGCCTGCCCTTGCCATTACGCCAGCTCCCCAGCTGGGTATTTCCCATTCTATACTGTTATGATTTTCCACATGATGGCCAGATCTACTAAATCTACCATATTCATTATCATCTAAGTAAAACTTATAATGAGTAATCATGTGTTGACTTGGGCCGTATTGTCTTGTATGAATATTAAAAGTAAATCTTATACGACTATCGCCTCTTACAGGTCTAAAATAAACATATCCTCCTGCAATCCAGTTGTATGTATTATTATTTCTCCACCAACCCACACGATGAGTATAACTAACACGTTGTAATACTCTACGTTGTAGTTGTTTAACTGGGATAGTCAAAAGGCCTGATTCATTTTGTAGTTCTTTAATAACGGCAGCACTGGTCATTTAGTCAAAAATCCTTACAAATCCGCTGGCACCTGTAACAGTAGTGGCGGAATAAAACATAAGATCAGGAGCAGTATAGGGAACAGTAAATGTAAACAAACTGGAAGTATTTCCACTGACTCCTGTGGTAAATGATGCACCTGTAACTGATCCTGTTCTAAACTGCCAAGGTAGTGCTGCTCCTGCATTATTAATAAAATTATAAGTGCCGCCTCTTACTAATCTCAATCCAGGATTTATTTCATTGGGATCAACATCCCATCCTGAAATTCTATACGTATTGCTTACATTAGTAAGAATATATGTGGCATCTGCCAAACCTGGTAGCCATTCTTCTGCTGTTACCCAGCTTTGTTGAGGTCTAAAACTACCACCTCCATTCCACCAGTAACTGGCATTTGTGGCTATGTAATGGCTACCCGAGGCATAATTACGCATGAGTAGGCCCATTGTTGCAGCTTCGCCTTTGCCGTAGCTAGGAATCCACCATTCATGGCTGAACCCGTCTTCCATGTGATCCCCACTTCGACAATATCTAGCGTATTCTCTATTACCCCAACGACCTTCGGCATAAAATATCCAATGACTAATTTCATGTGCATTTCCACCGTTAGGGTAAGTCACAGGCATTTTTAAAATATATCTAATATAGCTTTGATCATATACAGGTGTTATACCTATGGTACTGCCTGGAATTTGATAATAAGTATTACCTGGATTCCATGTACCAAATTTAAAAACCAGTTGAGTTCTTTGAATAAGACGTTTTTTCATGAACTCAACATCTACACGAACAGTACCGGTACTGTTCTGTATTTGATCAACTAATAAAATTCCCGTCATTATTTAGACGCTTGGTTTAGGAAATTGTGTTTTAATTTGTTCTCTTCGTGCCTGTAATGCTTGAGCAGTTTCTGGACGATTTTCCACAACCATCTCCCATAGTGCCACAATCATATCATCCTTACTGGGATAATTTCCTGGCACCGCACGTTTTTGTTGAACACGACGTATGGCCACATCATCTTTAATCTGCTCCCATAGAGCAGCCAATTCTTCTGCACTGGGCTGTGGACTATCTTCTAACCAAGTTATATCTTCATATCTCGGACCACGTACACCGTATTGTCTACCAGCATAAAATCTATGCATAACTTCGCCGTAATCTATATCCATGTAAAATCTCCCTATACCTTATTTAAGTAATTATAGTTTTAACCTCTTATTTGTACATTCGCATGAGTAATGTACATAGCTTCGTCTGTTTGAGCTGTATCAGCACCGAAATAATGAGTAAACACTGCCGATGCAGCAGTATGATTTATCCAGCCCGTGTCTACAATAAAATAGCCATTTTGCTGGCTATTACCTCCCCATGGACTGTAACTATATTGTTGATTAAGCACAAAAGTCACTCTTTCACATAGGTTAACACTAATGCTGCCCGTATTATTATATACTTTAGTGAAAGTAAGATACCTCACTCCATCCACGTTGAGATAATTTGTTTCTCCATCGAGGCTATCTACACAGTGCCAATAGAATGTATATCTTATTTGACTGTGTGTAGGAAGGTTAGGCACAGTTAAAATATAGTTCGTAGTAGGTGTATACCCATGACCTGTTCCTTGACCAAATCCAGCAAAGTTAGTCATAGTATATGTAGTACTTGGAGTCCAATAACTTAAAGTAGCAGTAGGATTAAGAACTTCATTTAACACAGTGCTGGTAAAGTCAAATACAGGTTCCGGATCTTGTATACCACCAGGTTTCCAACTTGCAGGTTGATCAGTATTTTCATATTCTTCTATGATAAGTTGTCCATAGCAGTTTTGAGCTGCTCGACCTGTACCGTTCCAATAGTAAGTTGTATACAATCTGCATTCATGATTGTCGTTAGCATAGGATCTAATTTGATATCCGATACGTCCTTGACTAGTCCCCCAACTTGGTACGTCATACTTCATAACATTGCCATCTTCTATGTGAACTCCACTTTGACTGTGTCGGTAATAAAGAATATTATTGACATAAAACTGCCAATGACTGATAACATGAGAGGCATTAGACCAAGCATGTGGAACACGCCAAATATAGCTAATTCTACTGTCTGTGCGTCTCGGTGTGAAATCTACATAACTACCTGGAGCCCATGTGTAGCTGTTATCGGGGTTCCATTCTCCAGCTATATAATTAAAAATATACTGTTGTATAACACGTTTAGTTAGTTCTATTGTTGGTAGAATTAGTGTGCCGTCTGGATGGTTGATTGATGTGGTTCGTAGTGTTCCCATTATTGCATCCATTCCTCAACCCAGAGTGTACCTATAGCTATTTGTGCTGATCTTCCAGTTCCATTCCAGTAATAAGTTGTGTATAACCTAAATTCATTATTATCTTCCGCATAGCTACGTGTCTTAAGACCTATTCTTGCTGAGAACGTTCCCCAACTGGGCACTTCAAAATCATAGGTTGGAGCTCCTTCATAATGTGTTCTACTTGTTCCATAGCTATAAAATAATACGTTATTGGCATAAAATTCCCAGTGTTGTATAGCGTGACTGGCGGCTACCCATGCCAATGGTTTTCTTAAACGATATCTAATTCTACTGTCTGCACGCCTCGGTGTGAAATCTACATAGCCCCCTGGAAGCCAGTTATAGTCATTATTAGGATTCCATTCGCCTTCTCGCCAATCTTTTCTATATTGTTGAATAATTCGATTTTGTAGTTCACGTCCTAGAACCTTAACTCCATTATCATTTGTACGTATCTGATCTAAATTTACCGAACCCATATTATGTTGGCCTTGCTGAAATTATAATTTGTCCTGACATAGCTCCATGAAGTTGACAGATATAGTAATATGTGCCAGCTGTCACGCCTGTAGTATTCCATGTCACTGTACCTAGTTCTGTACCATTACCAGTAATTGTTCCTTGTGTAACTCCGTTGCCAGTACCAGTTGTAGCGCTAGTCTTAATCCAAAAAGGATGCCCAGTTGCAGCGATATTGAATTTTAAAATATCTCCAACCGTGGCATAGATAGTTAAATCCTCACCGGTGACCTCGCCTTGTAATTGATAGGATGTTGAACCGTTATTAGTAACCCAAAACTCCAATGTGCGTCCACCAAAATATTGTATGATATATTCTTCTAAAAATATCTGTCCGTAGCAATTTTGACTACTACCCCCACCATCCCAGTATCGTGTGGTATATGGCCTAACCTCATTATTATCGTTAGCATGTGATCTCATTTGATAGCCTATTCTCGCAGTTGTGGTTCCCCAAGAACCTACATCGTAGGCAAAAGTACAATTATCTTCGAGATGATTACCACTTACACAATGTCTTGCAATTTCTAAATTATTCGCATAAAATATCCAATGACTAATAGCATGGGCCGCATTTAATCCCACATAAGGTATAGTACATGTTACCTTGATACGGCTTCTGGCACTAACAGGAATATAGTCTAAATACATACCTGGAATCCAATTATAGTTATTATCTGGATTCCATTGTCCTGATGTATAAGTTGATATAACAGTTTTAATTGGACGATACCACAAATCAGATACAGGTAGATAGGGTTTATCTGGGTCAACCTGAATATTATCAACAATAATTTTACTCATACATGTGTCCAATCAATAGTATCAGCAAAATATTTTTCGTCAAATGCACTTTTTAGTGATTGAGTACCAAATACTAACCTGTAGGTAGTACCTGCTACAAATGTATAAGTAGCATGTGCTAGAGTCAAAGTTCTTCCGTTTACGGTATATTCTGTTGATGAAACAGGCCAAGAATAAGCAGTTAAATAACTGCCTCCAGATAATCGTTGTAATGTTATAGCGTTTAATGCACCTTTGGCTATATTTTCGTTAAATTTAAGTTGTAGAGCTTGTGTAGTCACTCCGGTATATGTGCTTGCAGGGGCGTCAAATAGTAAGGTAAGACTTGGTAAACTAGCATCACCTGCTATTACAGACGTTCCTATAGTCCATGTGACCACATTATTAGTCATAGGTACATATTCATCAATATAGATCTGTGTATGAGCATTTTGATTGCTGCCACCGCCGTCCCAATGGGTCGTGCCGTGAACCCGAGGAATATTACTGCCACCATATCTTCTAGCCTGATAACCTATGCGAGCAAGACTGCCTCCCCAACTGGCCACGTCCCATACATAACAGTGTCTATGTTCGGGACTTTGACCTGCTATATTATGCCTACCTATTTCCACACTGTTGGCATAAAATATACAGTGCATGATAGCGTGCCCGCTGTTATGTGCAAAGCTAAGATTTATAGTAAATCTAATACGTGAATCTGTCAATAAAGGTGTATAGTCAACATAGGCATTAGGAATCCATTGATAACTATCGCTGGGTTCCCAACTTCCACCACTGTACTGAAATCGATAGTCTTTAACTATTCGAACTTGCATTTCTCCTAAGGATACAAGACTTTGATCTGCTCCTGGAGAAATATTATTAACCTTTATTCTACTCATCTAAAGCTCGATTTGTCCCTAAATCCGGCTAGTGGATGTAGACCATCTGGTCTTGTTGGCCAATCTACAATCACTAAACGACCAGCACCTATCACAGGCGTTTGTGTTTCTGTTATGTCGGCCAAGGCCTGCATGTAGTCTCGCCATTCTTGTGGTATAGGTTCACCTGTTCTTACACTGCGTAAAGTTACCCAATCTACTGCTTTCATTCTTAAATCACGTTCAGCCCTAAGCTGTTTCATTGGCAATTCTGCCTTGATTTCTCTAGCCTTAGCAACTACCTCGTCTTTGGTAGGCATTGTACTTGGGTCATCTTGCCATCTAATACCTTCATAGCTATCTCCCTCCATGCTCCAAACACTGTTTGGTCTAAGTTGACGAAGTGCCAATGCCATTGGTAAATTTTCTTCTTCCATTACATACCTCGTTTTAGATATTTATCGGGCTACTTCTTGAGCTATTGAGAAACTCGTTCCCATTTCTTCTGCATCTGTTCCATATATGTAGCTGCTCATTGTGCCGTTTAATACAAAAGTTTGTCCAGAGCTATTACTGCTTTTTACCGCTACACTATAAGTTACCCATTCTGTAGTTCCTGGATAGTCTACCCAGGGTAAATTAATGTAACTAGGAGTACTACTGTTATTATTATCGTAACGAGTAACGCCTGCTCCGACCCATTTTCCTGCGTTAAGGTCTTCCATTTGATATTGGGCACCTATAAGATTACTGTCTCTCATAACTGAAAGCACTGTATCAGCACTTGCCTCATAGTGTATGTTAAATTCTAATATAATAGCACTTCTTGGGCTAGTTGGTTTTATACTTATATCCAAAGGACGAATAATGATTCCTCCATCATAGATGTCACCTGCTTGATTATCTCCTCTCATACCACCGTCATTGGTGGGAGGGTTCATGTATACACGTTGAAATACTGTGCTATATCTAACCTGTATGATATGTCCTGGAGCATATAACACACTAGGTGTTCTCATGTATATTTGATTAACACCAGCAGGCCCTTCTAATGTATTGACACGAAGCATACTCATCTTGCTATTTCCCTTGCCCATCCGAAACTTACACCTACTTCATTACCATCTGCTCCGGCACTGCTGTTAGTTCTATTTAAAGCTAGTGTATAAGCTGCACCGCTGGCAGATCTACATGCCAAACTATAGGTAAATTGTGTAGCAGCGGCTCCGGATTCTAAACTTCTTGAAAGATCGTCAAACCAGTTTACTGTATAGGAACTTGGAGTGGTGCTATAATCATTGTCATATAAGAATGTTAATATGCCACTAAATCGCACATCACCTCTATCTCTATTATAACCTATAAGAGTGCTTCCTCTGTGTACAACCAACATAGTTTCGTGATGTGCTTCGCCATGAATTGTCCATCTAAGCCAAATTACACTGTCTAATCTTTTAGGAGTTATAACAAGATTCAAAGGTGTTATAACAGTTCCTATTCCAGAAGTAGGAGCTGAATATGTGTTCCTTACATCACTTCTTACTGTAACTGTTTGTATTACTTTTCCGCTTTGAGCGAATGTATGATTTGTAGTTAAGCCTATTTCATTAGTTGTTGACAGTCCAGATAGTCCACTTAAAGATAAAGTCATACTGCTATCTCCTCAGCGATAACCCAGCTAACACCAGCTTCATAGCTATCACTAAAACTGCTCCAGGCTCTATTCATTCTAATATCGTAATTAGCAGATGAAGAACTACGTACACCTAATTGATAAGTCCAAGGACCTATAGCAGCAGGTGTGTCAATATAGGCTAATTGTTGGTAACTTGGAGTAGACGATTGATCATGGCTGTGTTCATATTCAGCTGATCCTATGCCGCTCCATCTTGTTAGACCTGCTTCTAAATTATATCCTATTACTGTGCCGTTTCTCATTGTTTGAAATGTAATATCGTGGTGTGCTTCATAAAAAATATACCATCTTAGGTATACTTTACTTGTGGCCTTGCGTAGTTTAATAGTTAAATTTAAGCCGCTAATAGTTCTTGCGGCATCATTGTAGGCATTATATGTTACATGATTTTCAAATCGTCGCCATACAGTTTGGATTGTCTGCCCAGGAAAGTATACAGTGGTTGTATTTGGAACACTTACAACATAGTTTGATTCCTTCCTTCCACTAATTTCATCGGCTATAATCTTACTCATTAAACAATGCTCCAATCACCGGTAACGGTAACGGTAAATCCATCATTAATGGTTACTGGTCCAGCACTCATACCATTAGTTCCTGCTGGAATAACAATATTTTCACCAATTGAGTTACTGTTAGTTCTAATCATCGAGTTAGTTCCTAGGTATGGGAATTCAGTCTTACCAGCTATAGGTCCACCGTTAAGTGTAACCGTACCAACAAGAGCTGTAGTTCCGCTTAGAGTAACATTTGTAAAAGAAGATCCGGCGGTTCCAGTAACTACACCTTGTATATTACCTGTTACATTACCTGTTACATTACCTGTTACATTACCTGTTATTGGTCCATTGAATCCAGTTGCATAGACTGTTCCCGCAATACCAGCTCCACCAGCAACTTGTAGTGCTCCAGTAGTTGTACTACTAGATGCTTGTGTAGATGTTACTTTAGTTATGCCTCCAATATTAACAGCACCTCCAACTCCGACTCCGCCTGTTACAACTAAGGCTCCTGATGCAGTCGAAGTACTAGCAGTGTTATTAGTAAATGAGGTTATACCACTACTTGCTAGAGTTGTAAATGCTCCTGTGCTAGGTGTAGTATTACCAATTGGTGTATTATTAATTCCGCCACCACCACCACCACCAAGCTGAATGGCACCACCAATGTACAAGTCGCCGCCTACACTGGCACCACCTGCAACGATAAGTGCTCCCGAGCTTGTGCTAGTAGCCGCTACAGTTGATGTAATTTTAACTCCTGTATCAACCTTAACTTCTAATAGGTCACCGTCTAATGTATCAATCTCGTTGCCTGTAATTACTACATTACCTGCTGTAATAGCATTAACAGCCAAGTTACCGCCACCCGATCCTAACTGTGCTGCGATATAAGTTTTGATAGCTTTTTGTGTTGGAACAATACCATCTGAATTAGCAAAGAATGTTGGATCTGTCGAAAATTCACGAATAACAGCACCAGTACCGCCAAGTGTAACACCGCCAAGTGACAATTCGTTCAAGCCTGACAAGTTAAACGCATCAGCATTCAATGTAGCAATACCAGTTGCCTGTTCAACACGGAATAGTTCACCGACTCTGAAGTTACCGTCTTGATCTGTTGATGTATAGAAACAACGTCCTCCACCAAACTCAACGACTTCATTTTCCTGTGCAGGATTATTAATTGGAATACCTGGATAATTAGTTTCTGTTTTATTTCCAGTACCTATATTTAGATAATCATGTCCAGTTAAACGAACTTGAGAATACTTACTACGTAGTGTTAAACTTACTCCATCTAATGGACTGGTATTTACGCTCAGTTCAGGACTTACCTGTAACCTTGCTGTGTACAAACCTGGAGGAAGTGCTCCTGGACCATTAGTAATAATATTGACTAATTCTGTTATACAATCTTCAATTTTATCATCTAATGCATATTTTCCTACATTGGCTATTGTACCTGGAATTCTTGGAATAGCTTCTTGGAACTTAATTTCTATTTCTTGATTTAATGCTATTTTTAACAATAATGATTTCATGTAGTTAATAGCAGCAAGAGTTTCATCACCTTGTTCTTCAATTGCTATTAGAGCACTTTCGCTAGAATAATATCGTAGACCAGCTTCACGAGATCTTGAAAACCCTCCAAAAATATCGTAGCTTATAGCATCTATAATATAGCCTACATCTCTAGCACATAGTTCTTGATTGTAAGTAAAATATTCATAAGTAGCATTTACGTAACTTACTGTTTCAGCTGCTACAAAGTTCTTATTAAGACTTAATAAATCTTTAAGATCGTATAGTGTTTCTCCAGTTTCAATAATTCTTCTTATTATTCTATAACTGTCTGCTATTTGAGTACCAGCATCACCTCCGTTAGTAATACTTGGAAATTTTTCTTGGAATGCTCTATTCTGTGTTCTTGTTACAGTTGTATTTCTAATTATTTTTTGGCATAATTCGTTGGTAAAATCTATAGCTGCTGCTGTTTGCGGCAATTGATCTGATATAACTAGAGCAGCAGTACTAGCATAGTAACGTTGGCCTGCCTCCACACTCTTTGCCACATCACCGTAGATATCGTCGGCCACAGCTTGTACAATAAGCCCTACGTCTCTAAAACAGGTATCTCGATTATAGCTGAATGTTACAAAAGTATTATCAATATAATCTATTAAATCATCTTGTATACTAGACTTATTTGTTCTTAGGTTTGATCTTGCCAACTGGAGACTTGCTGAAAATAAACTGACATCAGCACTGACTACTGGAGGACTGGCTTCTGGACCGCCAGCTATTACCCCTTGATAAGCTGCCATATTGCTGCTTATTCTACTTGCAGAAGCAGCATCTCCTGGAGGTAGACTGGTGTTTTGAGTAGCAGTGACACCGCTTAACGGCACTACAATAGAGTTTCTTGAAATGTCATCTAGTAAGTCTGCCAAATAAGATAATAGTGCTTGATAATTTGATTTATTAGCTACAGCAGATCCTGGTAATACAAACACTCCTGATGACCAAAAACTTTTTGCCAGTAGTATGGTTTGACTGTTTCCACCATAGGCTAGGTCGTAGGCCATAGCATATACAATTTCTCTTATTTCTTTTGACCATCTAGTAGAATCAAATGTCATTGAAGGGTAAGCAGCACTAATATATGCTATACCCATTTGTCTTATGAACAATTCATTAGCTATTAATACACTTTTGGCGTAATCATCTTGTACATCTATGCCACCATTAGGAATACTGATTGCAGGTAATGCTTGATATTCTTCTTGATTTCTAATCCATTCAGTTACAAAGGCTATAAAGTCGGTTACTCTTGATCTAAATGTAGCACTAGCTGTACCAATGGCATTTAAGGCAAGACTAGTTAATTGGTCGAATGTGTAGGCTGTTTGAATACGTTGATTAGCAAATGTAGAATATTCACCTCGCTCATATTGATAGACCTGAGCTAAGGATCTATAATTACTATTAAACACTGCATCATCAGCCAATCCATCTATAAAATATCCAGCGTCTCTTCTACATTTAGCATTATCGTAGGTAAAATTGTCTAAGTAGCTGACAACTTCTTCTTGTATGAAGGTTTTATTAGCTAACAATAAACCTCTTGCTCCAAAATATCCGGTTGGACCTACTACTTCACGAACAGTTACTAGTTTATAGAAAGTATCATCACCTTCAAACTGTAAGTTGGCACCTGGACTTGGGATATTAGTTAGTTCTTTTACATAAACATAGGATCCAGTTTGTTGAATATCTGAAAAACCATTACCTGAAATATTAACGCTTGCTGATAAAAATCCTGTTCCTCTATTAGCAAATGTAGGTTGTCCTAAAACGCCGTTGGCTACTTTAACTTCAAAGTCAGCATCTTCTGTATTATTAGGATCTGTAATTACCAGTTGAGGACCTGCTGTATATCCGCTTCCTGGATGAATGATACTAATCTCTGTAACATTGTCACCGGCAATTTTACAACGAGCAAACGCACCTGATCCGGTATCTGCTGTGATTGCTACCGTAGGATTAGTCTGATATCCTTTACCAAAATTAGTAATTGTAAATCCTGTTATGGCTCCTGTTACACGGTTTCTTACCGCGGTAGCAGTAGCAGTTGTGGTAGGACTTCCACCGTTTAAGGCTACAGTTACTCCTCCGCTATATCCAGACCCTGCGTTGTTTACTACTATAGTACTAATAACACCTGTAGTAGTGGCTGTAGCAGTTGCATTTGAATTTTCAGCATATAATAAATCACTACGTAAACTATCTACAATAAATCCTGTATCTCTACCACATAGTACTTGATTGTAGTTTAAGTCTTGATAAGTTGTGTTTATAAATCCTAAAACCTCAGCAATAATATATAAGCGATTACTTTGTAATAAAGCTACTGCGTTAGTATATGTATTATTACTAACATCGCTTTCTAAAATATTTTTAACATGTTGAATACAATTTGAAATAGCTGTGGCCGACCCGTCTTCAAATAATATTTCTAAATCAAATACCTGCGTTATAGTATTTTGTATATTGCTTACATCTTCATTTTGTATAATAGTCTGAATCAAACTATTCATTTTTGTCAAAGCTGCAAATATTTCAGTTAATTTTGTTGTTCTATCTGTTATAAAAACTGTATTAATAGCTACGTTTGTTGTATATTCTAAGCTACCATTTACAATATCCTTCATTATTGCATCAATAATTAATTGTAAATCTCTTCTCCACAAAGCAGCATTATAAGTAAATGGTGCCGGATAAGTTGTGTTAATAAAGGATAATATCTCAGCTCTAATAAACGTTTTATTAAGAGCAATTAAGTCACGAGCATTTTTGTAACCACTAGAATTGGCAATAACATATTGTATGCTGGATATCCAAGTATCAATAGCAGAATCAATGCCTGCTGGAGGAGTGTAACCTCCAGCACCTGCAACACGGGATACTGTTGATTGATGTGTTGTCGAAGGTGCTTCGTTATTAACCACAGCCTTTGCTACAAGAGCTATATGGCCAATTCCTGCTAAAGTTTCTACTACCTGTTCTTCTCCAATGGCTATTAAACCACTAGCATTAGTATAATATCTAGATCCTGCTATTAGACTCTTATAATTACCACCATTAACAAAAGTAATTTTTGGAGTAGCGTCATGATTTCTTCCCGGATGTGTAACTGTAACTGTTTGCACAGTGCCGCTGATACGTGAACGAGCAATAGCTCCTGATCCTTGACTACCACTAATAGCGATAGCAGGATTACTCGTATAGCCCTCACCTCCATCAGTAACTGTGATAGACTGTAGCACATCCTGAACTTGATTAACAACAGCAGTGGCTCCTACGCCTCCACCGCCATTAAAACTAATAATTGGTATACCTGTAAATCCAAATCCGCCTTCTATAATTGAAAGACCTGTAACACTTCCTGTAATATTTGCTGTAGCTGTTGCTCCTGTTCCACCACCTCCTGATAGTGTAACAACAGGCGATGTAACATAGCCTTTACCATTATTTGTTACTATGATACTGGCCACTTGACCTCTAATATTAGCTGTTGCACTAGCGTCAATACCTTCTCCAGTAATAATTACTGTAGGATTAGAACTATAACTATTTCCTTGATTAGTAACTGTTATACCTGTAATAACTCCAGGAGTTACCCCTGCTACATAAGCTCCAAAATCTATCACGGCTGTAGCCGTTGCCGCACTTCCGCCACCTCCTGCGATAGTAACATTAGTTGTAGCTGGAACATATCCACTACCGCCTTCAAGCATAGTAATGCTAGTAACTTGAGCACTTAAATTAGCTGTAGCTTGGGCACTAATTTCAGGACTACCACCACTAAAAACTACATTAGGTGCTTGAGTATAATTTATTCCATTTGTATTAACAGTAACAGTTCCTACCACATCACTTATTGATGCTGTAATTAATGCTCCGCTACCGCTTCCTCCTGAAACACTAACGCTAGGTGGAGCAGTAAATCCAACACCTCCTGATGTCAATGTTACTTGTGTAACTGTTCCGCTCACTGTGGCTGTAGCAGTGGCATGGTTAGGACTGCCATCTGGTAATCCACCGCCTACAAATGTAATAGTAGGCACAGTTGTATATCCTACACCTTTGCTAGTGACAATAACCTCTTCTACAAATCCCGAAATAGTGGATGTAGCAGTAGCATCTGAACCGCCTGTGTCACTTTCATTACCATCGATTAAAACCGTTGGTGCTACAATATACTTAGATCCTGCTGTTGCAATACTAATTCTATCTATACCTGTTGTTTTTGTAGCGGTTGCTGTAGCTCCTGATCCAGTAGTAAATACTGCTCGAGGTTCAATAGTATAGCGAGTTGTAGTGTCAAGAGCTGTAACAACAGCTTGACCTACTACAAATACATCCCAACCCGGAGTTCCATTACTTTCTTTGTATATGGATGCAATTTTAGTACCACCGTCATAAGAATTTATATATCCATATTGTCCTGTTCCAACTCCATCTATAATCAAAATTCTCATACCGTTGTAACCACTGGAAACAGTAGTATCTGAAGCACTAAGAGTGACTGTAGTTGTTGTACCTGACTGAGCGTTAGCTGTTACAGTTTTGTATGAAGATCCGTCAGCAAGAATACGTACACTGGTTACACCGCCATTATAATAGTTAGGAGTAACATTAACTTGCGATGTATTTCCAGTTCCGCTCCAAGAGTAAGTTACAGAACTATAACTTTGTCCTGCGTTAAGGTATTCAATGTACAATATCTGATCACCATTTGTTTGTACTCTACTTGCTAATGCTTCAAGTCTTCTATTATCTACCTTGGCTGTACGTGAAATTTCTGTTGGGTCAACACCTAATGAAACAGTACCATAAGTTCCGTATGAACTATTACCGTTAGTTGCACGAATAATACCTCCATTTTCAGCAAGGTATCCCATGTAACCATAATATGAGAATACTGAAACAAGTTCTGCACGACCTTGGTTAGTAATCCATGCACCGATACCGTCGGATAATACCTGTGTAAAGTCATTAGCGGTCATTGAACTTGCACCGCCATTATGCAGTGACCCGTCTACTTTCATTCCTACACAGTTTTCACCAAATGTTGAAACGTTTTGTATATATGGTGATTTTGTAGTGATCCATACTGATTCGTCGGTTGGTCCTGTACCTGGATCCAATGTTACCCATGCTCCGCCTGTTGGTCTTTTTAGGCCATATTGATCAGCAGAACTTAAAGTTCCTGTAGCACCACGCCATGTCATATTACGAATAGTTGTATTATTTCTAACACGGAATTTATCTAGAGTTGCTGTCGCTGGTGTTGGTTCTACGATAGTTGTTCGCATTTCATCACCAACTATAGAAGTAAAAGCAGGAATACTTATTGGAAATTCTTCTACAAACACACCAGTCTTAATATAAACTGTAGCAGGAGCAGCATCTTGAGCCTCAACTTGAGCTAGAGCATATTTGATTGTTCTAAAAGGAAAATCTAGAGTTTTTCCTGCTAAAGGTGTATCTGAACCATTTAAAGCGACATAAAATACTTGATCAATTTCTCCGAAATAGTCCCAAGTTGGATCTGAACCAGTTATTTTTAAAACTTGACCTGTAGATCCTATAGGTAATCTAATATTTTGTATAGCATTACGAGTGATAAGGTCTCCACGTCTTGTAGTAACATTAGTTTCGTCACCTTCTGCTACTGTGTTCCAGTAAGTACCGTCATCTAAATCTGGTCGAATTTGCGTACTGCCATCAGATGTATGCTCTAAAACACAAATATAACTTGTTGATCCATATCTAACAACGTCTCCAACTATATAAGTAGCATCATCTTCCCAGTCACTTCTCCAACGGAACCCATCTATAATCTTTTCCCATTTGAGAGGTTGTAGAGTAGGAGTTTGTCCTGCCAATATTTCTAGTTTAGCAACATAACTATTTCCGCCATATCTTACGACATCACCTACTTTATAGGCTGTTGTGGGATTAAATTCTCCTCTAGGATTGAATCCTGTAGTAAACAAATCCCAATCATTCGGCTCACTAGGTGGAACCTTTGCTTGGTTTATTGTTTTACTAATATAACTGTAACCACCATATGTTACCAAATCGCCTGGCTGATAAGCTGTCAGAGCACTCCATGTATCTTCAAACTCTAGTCCTGTGACAAATGGAATAAATGATGATGTGCTAAATGCTACACTTGATACATGCTGTGTTTGGCATAGATATAAACTAGGACCGTATTTAACAACATCATTAACTACATATCTAGTGTTAGTTACCCAGTCACTTCTCCATTTAAATCCTGAAGTATAGGTATCCCATTTAGATTGATCTGTCTCTAAACCATCTATTACAGTGCCTGCCGATGTGTGACCAGTGTTACAAATATAAACATTAGCATTATATCGAACTATGTCACGTTCTTTATAATAAGTGCTTACAGTCCAAGGACCTTTCCAATCAGTTCCTTCTGTAAACAAATTCCATTTTCCAGCATCTTCATCAGTGTAAAAACCACCTGCTACAGTAGAAGATGATGTATGATTAACAGGCGTAATGTAAACACGACCACCATATCGAACAATGTCCCCTTGATTATAAACTGTGCTTACTGACCATGGTGTGCTTACCCACTGCTGACCGTCAGTAATCAAATCCCATCTTAAAGCAGTGTAATCAATCTCGAATGTACTTGATGTATGACCCGCTATGCAAACATAGGCACGACCGCCTTTTCTTACTATATCATCTCTTAGATATGCTGTTCCTGCTGTCCAAATACCTTTCCAAGTGAATTTTAATCTACCAAGTTTAAACTCTGCCATTTGATCACATCCTAATTATCAACTTTTAATATTTATACATCTGGATCTGTATAGATGTAGGCTTGATTAACACGTACAACAAGTTCTCCATTTTCGTTCAAGTAATAAAAAAGATTAGTCGAATCCCATTTAAATTGATCATAGACTAAATTTTTATATGTTCGTTCATGGAATTCATCTCTACCTTCAAAATAGTCTGTACCGAATTCAAAATCAGGAAAATCTTCTGATGTGTCGTATGTTAGTTCGTTAATAGTAATACTTTCGCTATCTAATAATGTGTCAGTTTTTGTAAAATACAAATCACCTTGTTCTGTTCTTCTTAGAGCGTAAAAGTATCTAGCTTCTCTTAGTATAGGATTTAAATTAATTAAGTCGCCTGTTCCGTTACCGACAAAGTAGGTTTCTGACATTTTATTTCCTTAGGTTATATCAACATAGCTAATAATAGCATCCATACAATTTTCTAAATTTGCCTGTATGGTAATTTTATTATTTGGTGCAAGTATTAGCTTTTCTCCACCATTAACAAGTCGTAATGAGCTCTGAGGAGGTACTACTAATTGTTTGACATAATATCCTGATGTGCTAGTATCATCAGTAATTTTGACATCTATAAGAATAATACCCTCTTGAGTATTTGCCAAACTAAATCCAATGATAGTCGATCTTACATTAGATGCTGTTGTCAAAACATCTACTGGAGTAGTTCCTATATTTGTAAAAACTTTATTTTTTAATACTGTAGGCATGAATTATCCGAATATAAGTGCGTAAATAAAATCATCACCGGTGTCTGCTTGATTAGGATCTGTCAAATCTGTATCATTGACCCAAGCGGTTCCATTAAATTTTAAAACTTGTCCTGCACTTGGATCAGTGATTAACACATTAGAAAGATCATTCAAACTAGCCGATGCTGCTGTATTTATTGTTATAGCACCTGTAGTCGGATTAGTTACTAGAGTAACACCAGTTCCAGCTACTAAATTTGGACTATATGCCGTCCAGTTAGCTTCAGAATTGGGTAAACTTCCTGTCGAAGAATTTCTTACTTGGCCTGAAAGAATAGAATATTTGTAATAAGTGTTAGCAGATCTAATATAAGATCCTGAAATGTATCCAGTCTGAAGATAAACTAGCATGCCATCTTCTAATCGCTGTCCTGAAATATCAGTTAATTGATCCCCTGAAGTTCCTGCTATAGTTCTTAGAGATCCTCTAATCTCTCTATCTAAAACTATAGGATGAAAACTGCTAGGACTAAAGGTACCTGGCCAAGAATTTCTAGTTAAACCATTATAATCTACTGGCATATAAATCTCTAGCGATCAAATCCATTTATTACATAAACATTTTTTGTTATAGGAACATTACTACCAAAATGTATATAAGCTCCAGCAGCATATCCTCCTGGATCTTTATAAATTTCATAATTTACATTAGCCACTTGAATTACATTTTCGACAATTACTATTAGTCGTTGAGCTGCTTCTATTGTTGTTAAATCTGAATTAGTATCTTCTTTTTTAAAATCAAATGGATTTATTGCAAGAGGTCCAAAAATATCGCCTCCGCTATGATTGTCGAATACTTGAAAACTTAATATACTAGGTTCTTTATATTTAATACTTCTCCATATAGCAGTGCCCGAGCCGCTATCTCCTTGATAAGCCTCAAACTCTTTAAGTGTAGAATTATATCGTATCATACCTTCTACTGGTACAGCAGGTCTATTAGCAGTAGTACCTTTAGGTATTAATAGACTAAGTTTACCGTCCATTGTAACTCGGCCGTCAGTTTCTACACTTACACTATGATCTTTAACGTTTCTAAAGTTCAACTGACTTCTTTTTAAAAACTTCATTAACTTACTCTCATTGAACTAACTGTAGCTACTAATCGATTTGTTGCTGACGCTGTTGCTGTTAAATAATCACCAGTTGATAAGACTAATTTCTCTGTGTCAAAAGTAAATGTCTCTCCCGCGGGAATTGTTAAACTATTAATTAATTTCATAGAATTGCCAGTATCTTGACTGTACGCGAGAATATCTAAATTAACATCTGCAATATCAATATTACAAAAAATTATACAAGTAACTGCATGTTCTTGTATATCAGTCACTAGACTTCCTGGGCATGTGAATATTGTAGTTCCTCCTGTAGCTATAGCTGCATTACGAATTGCCATTTGTTATATCCTTAAAATATCATACTAAACCCTAGGGCTCTTCGTCTACTTATTAACTCATCACTAGTTTTTGGATTTGTAAAGTAGAGACCAGTTTTACCCATTCCTAGTGTGGATTTACTATATACTACATTATAACTGCTATTATTAGGAGGATCAGTAGCTTGGTTATCAAGTTGCAATACTCCAGTCGTTTCTAAGTTTGACAATATTTTAACTTTACCTGTACCTGCTGGATCTAATTCTATATTTCTATTTCCACCAGTAATGCTTAAAATAGCATTTTGTGCATCCCCAGATATTCTTAAATAATCTATACCTGGATAACAATCATCTTGTGCGCTATAAACTGTATTATAAGTGATTGGAATCAATAAATTATCATTAGTAATTTTTAATCGTTCAGTCTGATTAGTTTTAAAAATAATTTTACTTTCTGAGGCACCTTGATCAACATCCCAAGCACGGCCGCCAGTATCATAATAAGTTAAAGTAGCTGGATCATAGGCTACAAATCGATCAACTGCTGCTTGTCCATTTCCAGCTGCCACATAGCTTGTTAAATATTTTAAGTTAGGAATATCGTCATCGTCTGTTACCTGATCTTCGTAGTTATTAGTTCCCGCTACACTAAGTACACCTGTACCTTGATTTATTAAATATAAGTCCTCATTTGGAGCAACATTTATACTAGAAACAAAAATACCTGCTCTATTATTTCCAATTCTAAATTCAAAACTTCCATTAGTTAAATTGAAAGCACTGTTACGATGATATAAATCTTCATTAAAGTATAAGTAGGCGTTAGAATAATTTGTTTGTCCTCCTCGAATTATTTCAAATCCTGCCACTTCTCCTGGATCGGCACTATGAGTTCCTGTAATTCCGGGACCAACTTCTCCTTTGTTAAGGGTGATTATTCTGTCTTGAATTTCTAATTGTTCTGAATTTATATAAGTAATGTTTCCTTCGACAACTAATTGTCCAAATATACTTACTTGTCCAATTCCTGTACCAGCTGGGCCTCTTGTATCAAATACAATGGATCCAGAATCTTTTACTGAGATTCTATAGTCGCCGTTACTTACATTTAATACTCTTGTAACCATATTATACCGCTGTTAAAACAATATAGTCGTTTGAAGAATCGTTATCTAAGTACCAAGTATATCGATTACCACTAAAATCATAGGCTAATCTTCTTGTAAGTTTTGCTACTGAAACAAGAGTTCCGCTGTTAGAACTAGTGTATCCTTGAATTCTAATTTCTCCTTCAGCAGCAGGAGTGCCTGAAACTAAAGTACCAACTTTGGCATTGTTTCCTATTGTGTTTAACGATTCAGTATCTGTAAATTCATCTGTACTTGTTTTTAAAACTACAAAAGTACTTTTTCCTCTTTGCTTGACTATTTGATAATCGCTAGCCAAAGAACCAAAGTAACCTTGAACTCGAATACCTGCTTGGTTATCTGCACCTGTTCTTGTAAATGAACGTGTTACTCTAACACCGTTTACATCTTTATGTAATGGACGTCCCATTTGTTTCTCCTTAAATTGACGTTCTAGGTCTACGCGGTGGGTTCCGCATAAATCATTTTGATAATGTATTTATAAAAATAACAAAGGGCGCACTGTGCGCCCTTTGATAAACAAACATTTTTCCTTTTAGATTAAAAGAATGTTGCGTTTGATACTGTTACTGTACCTAGATAATCTTGAGCATTACCAAGAGAACTTGCAGTATTTGTTAACTCTACATAACCATAACGTGTCATAAAGCTAACTACTGGCTCAAAACTACTTGGATCAAGTACAACACCACTACTCATTAATGGAATATATGGGCAGTAGAAAGCTGCGGCGTCAGATTCTGTAGAACCTTTGTAACCGACAAGCACTTTGTCTGATCCTGAAACTTCTGTTGCATATGTGTCAACGTAAATCTTCATTGCACCATTTAATGTACCAGCAAACTTGGTATTTGTTGGAGCTTCAAATGTACCTTCAGTTGTACGAGCAAATGCACTTGTTGTAGCACTCTGTAGCATTGTTAATACTTGAGGACTCACAACAGCCCAGTTACCTGCACCACGACGTGTACGTTGAGCGATTCTGTTACTTACACGATTAATAGCAACTGCCAAAGCTGCGTGTTCATCACCGACAAATGTAGCTGTACCACTAACAGCGGCTTGATTAAACTCGATGTTATTTTGTGATCCGGCTAATGAACGTAGGCTTGAAAGGATTTCACGATCGATTTCAGCAGTAATTTCTTGTGCTAGAGCAGCCATAATTTCTGCTTCAACATCGATACCGTGTTGAGCTTGCATATCTTGAGCAGCTTCAAATGTCCAACGAGCTGATAGCTTACGAGTTTTAGCTTCAACTGTTTGCTTTAAGATTTGAATGCTCATTCTACGACCGGCGGCACCTTCTAGAGCTGCTGTTGCAGCAGCAGTTCCCGCATCTGATCCTGAATAGCCTTCAGCAATCTTAAATGGACTTAGAGCTTCTTCACCTGGTACAGCACTATCGCCAGCTGTAGCACTAAAGTTATCCGCATAACGAACTCTTAGAGTATGAATCTGGCCAACTGGTCCAGTCATAGGTTGTACGCCAACTAGCTCATTAGCAATAACGGTTGGCATAACACGTCTGATTACTGGAAGAATCACACGATTTAATGTTGCGACGTTGCCGGCAGAAGTAGCACCAGCTGTAGCACTTTCTGCGAGATACTTACGAGTATTCTCTAGAGTAGTTGCCATTACTGATTTCTTGGTGCCTTGTAGGCCTTCAAGAAGGGCCTCTTTTGTCTCTGCCCAACGGCTTGTTAGTAGTTCTGACATTATAATTTCTCCTAATTGTCTATAACTTAAATTCCAGCAAGACGACGTATATCAATGATATTACTGTCTTCTTTGCTGCTACTTACGCTGTTGGTTTCCTTGTTGCCTGTAACTTCTTTTGCCTCAACTAATGCCTGTTTTTTCTTTTCAGGAGCCTGACCAGCTATTACTGCTGGCAGGTACTTGTCAAAACTATTTCGTAGTTTTGATGTCTGTACACTTTCAAGTAATTCTTTCATAATAGCCTTTTGCTGTGGAGCTAAAGGAGCTACTAATTCACCGAGAATAACTTGACGTTCTTGGCTTTCTTTAAGAATTTTAACTTCTTTCTCTTTGCTTTCCATAACTAAACGTGCTTCTGCTACAGCGTTTTTGGCAGCGGCAAGTTCTAATTCCTTAGTGTCTATGACCTTAAGCAAACGAGATGTTTCTGATTTTTCATTAAGATAACTGTTCTGATATTCGTTAACAAATGCTTCAAACAATTTGCGACCAAAGTCATTACGGCGAGCACTTTCGATATCTTCTTTCAGTTGTCCAATCTCTTTGGTAAGAGTTTTTTCAACTGTAGATTCTACTAATTGTGCAGCACGTTTTACAAATTGTTGTTTCATATTAGCAAGAGCTTGACGTCCTTCACGAACAAGTTTAACCTTAGTTTTTGCTAAATCTTGCTTGTCTAAATGAAATTCTGCTATTTCTTGAGCAAGAGCTTCTACTACAAACTTTTCTAAAGTTTTGAATTTCTCCGCCATCTGTACTTGATCTTCATGCAACTCTTTAACTTCGCTAACTAGTTGTCGGGTAACAAATTCTTTCATTAAACGAGAGACTTTTTTACCTTCTACAACCACACGAGCTTTAGCTTCAGCGAGCTGATTACGATCTTCTACAAATTGCTTTATTTCGTCTCTTAGTTGATCACCAAGCATACGATCAATTGCTTCTACCATGACTTGTTTGTCATGTTCGTAGCGTTGAGCAAATTCTTCACGTAGTTCTTGAGTAAGTTGGGTGCGAGCTTCGGTTAGACGATCGTTCCATGCTTTCTCAATGTCAGCTTTTACCTCTTCAGAAATCACATTATTCTCAAATAGTTGTTTTATTGCATCCAACATGTGATTCTCCTCTGTTTATCGGAGCTTGCCTATTATTGCTAATAGGCTCTCTTTGAGATATTTTTGTGCCTTAGGATCATCCTTGGCCGCTTGCGCTATACGCAAGCCACGATAACCATTACGAGTATTCATAAGGTGTTCGTATATTGGTGTAGGATATGCTCCAGGAGCACTTGGTTGAGCTACCACATCCACTGTGATAATCTCGAAATCGGAAACTTCACCGGAACCGTCATCTCTGACGTTCCCGGATCCGCGACTACTTACTCCTAACTTCACACCGCTTTCTAACATAGTCTTTACTAGGTTACCCATTGGTGTGGGTAGGATTTTTAATTTTCCATAACCGTCTGCGCCTTCCATCCACATTTTTGTGACCATATGGCACACGCGGTCAAGGTTAATTCTTAGGTCATCAGGATGATCTACTTCGCCAAGAACTGAATATCCACCTTCAATTTGATCGTTCAGGGTTTTGACAGCCCTGGCGATTTCTTTCGCAGGATAAACACGCTGATTCTGATTCCTTTTGTCACCTTGGATGAAAATACCAGTCATATAAAGACTTTTACTTCCATCCTGACCATCGGACTCAACGACCATCTTAGCTTGGTCGAAACTCAGGTTTTCACGAAGATAGTTCATCAATCAACCTTATTTGGCACGCTTTGGAGCACCGTTCATAAGACTCCCGGCACCTTTATCAGCTTGCTCTTTACCTAAGCCATTTGGATATGTTGGCTCTTTATGTTTGAATGCTGTTTTACCAGCATTACCACCTGGGACATTAATATTGCCCATGTTATCTTCTTTAGGGTTTCCTTTGAAAACACTGCTTCCTTTTAGGTGACCCTTGTTGGCCTCTACTGGACCACTCTCTGTACCGCCTTTTAGGTTAGCTGTTGTTCCACCCATGTCATTCTTTCCTGCTACAATGCTTTTGGTGTTAACACCATTATCGCCCATTTTACCGTAGCTTGTATAGTCTTTACCACCTACCTTTTCTACGTATTCACGCATGAAATTATCAGTTTCAAAACTTAGTTTATCTTCTTCATCGTCTATGCCCATGTCATCCATGCCCATACCATCGTCACCAGCAGCGAATTCATCACCACCGATGTCATCCATTCCTTCTTCGCCACCCATCATGGCTTCGAATTCTGACTTGAGTTCATCAAGAGCATCTTCTAAATCCATTACACGATCTTCTAGGTCGCCCTCGCCGCCTATATCATCTGTATCATCCATGCCTTCTTCATCATCTGCCTCAAGGTCGTCGATCATGTCGTCTCCGGCATCACCGCCTACATCGTCACCAGTTTCATCATCTTCGCCTTCGGAGAAACCGAAACTTTCATCCATGTCTTTGTCTTCATCGTCTTCTTCAGCAGACTCGTCGACTTCTTTATCTTCGTCGTCGTCTTCTTTTTTCTCGTCAAGGTCTTCGAAATCCTCAGCAAGAATTTGTTCGTAAATTTCACGTGATTTAGCAACCACGATTTGATGGAAAAGCTCTTTAGCTTTGTCACTATCGTCATTAATTAGATGTTCGAGCATCTGCTCGAATTTGTTTCGATCAGTCATGTTTGGTCTCCTGTAAGTTCAAGGCTGTCAATTATATTTACAAATTATTACAATAAACCGTGTTAAACAGTGTATTTTTAACGTATTTTTTTCCAAGTTGTAATATTTTTCCTAAAATTTTCAATTGTGATATTTTCAAAATTTAATACATCAAAATCAGGATTATAAAAATTTTCGTCAACTACTCTATAGTAATTTACTTTAGGATATTTTTTTAGAATTTCGTAGGTCTGTCTTTTCCAATTACCATAGTAAGTAGCTTGTTCGTTTGATTTTTTATAATTTTCAGTATCAGAATAAATGTTATTAACATATCCTCGTGGACTTCCGATGTAATCAAATCCTAATATATAAATTTCAGTTGCTCCATGATTACTAGCCATATTCAAGGCTGTTGGTCCACTGCTCCATCCTAAACTTGGTTCGAAATAATTTAGATTTTTAAATTTTTTAAATTTAGAATTTTGATTAGTCCATACCGGATTATTAAGATGATACCCTTTACTTTCTATCTCAACGACCATTTTTACATCAACTGCTATTAGATAATCAGGAGTAAAATCTCTATACAGCGCATTACATCCGTATATTAAACCATAGGATCTTAATTCTTCGAGATTAATATTAGAACGGCTTTTCCCGTTACCACATACAAAACTACGCATAATTATCCTTTTGAATAATTTATGCTGCTGGCTGTGGTGGAGGCTTGTACATTGATTCAATAAATTCTAATTCTTTTTCTTGTTCTAGAATATGCCGTTCACTAGATTTTCTTAGTTCGTTTATTTGTTTTAAGCTTAATCTTGTCTTACGTGTGTCACTTCTTTTCATGACATCATTATCTCTTCTTGGACTATATCCAAGGTTATCCGAAAGAGCGTTAGCTTCTTGACTTCTATAAAATAATTCACGTAATATCATAAAAATATTTATACAGTTACAGTTCCAGCAGGTGCCGATGGAGCCGCTTGCCCAGAAGGCGGCATAGCAGTTTCTCCAGGAGCCGCTCCTATTTCTGGAGGAGCATTTTCATCTGATAAATCAGTTAAGTCACTTTCTATTCCAGCCTGACTAATCCCTGCTCCACGAAGTTCTCCACTCGGATCAGTAGAAACAATATTAGATTTACCGTTTTCTTCAGCCCATAGTTTCTGATTTTCCGCCATTTCTTCATCACTAAGACCAAGAAATCTTTTTAGGGCAAATCTTTTACTAATGAACGGAACTTGTTGTAATGTATTAAATGTGTTAATTCTTTGTCCATCCATCTCGCTTTGTCTATATGCAGCAAAATTTAAAGGAGGATTTAACTGAAGCTCGAATAAACTAGTATCTATGTTAACTCCTTTATCATAAAGAAACAATTTAAATTCTTGATCGAATACGTCTTCTAATAAACTTTGTAATCTTTCACAGTATTTGTTAAATCTTAATTCTTGAATATAAGCAGTTCCTACACGACCATCATTGTAACTGGCTTGACTATCATCGGCTCCTGTAGGCAAATAACTACTAGGAATTCTCAATCCTCTAAATAATTTATTAGTGAAATATTTTAAATCATCTATCTCACCGAGATTGGTACCTCCTGGTAAAGTATCAACTTTTGACCCTCTACCTTCTGCTGTTTGTGGGAAAAAGTAATCTTCATTAATACTTAATGGATTATAAGCACTATCAATAACATTTTGTCCTCCTCCTGTAGAACTAGGAATTCGTCTTTGATGTATTTCGTTTTTTACACGTTCGACAAAGCTCATAGCCAAATGACTTGGCATATTACCTACATCAATATAGAAAACACGGCGTTCAGGAGCACGTTGTACTCTATAAATTATAATAGCATCTTCTAATAATTCTTTTTGTTTATAGACTTTAAATACCTGTTCAAGTAGACTGTTTCCAAAAGGATAATTATTATCTAATCCTTCACTTAGACTAAGATGTATAACGTGCTTAGATTCAATAGCTACTTCATTTTGATTGTTTTGAAAACGTGTTCCTGGACTAATTGGATAGGCACTAGCTTGTCCTCTAGCCGCAGCTCCTCCTGCTACATATGCTGTTCCTCGATTATTTGTATTGGTTGTATTTGGATTAATAGCAGTTACAACTAAGTCCATAAAATTTGGATTTAAATCTCTAATAACATATTGTTCTGGCTTTTTGCCTTCACTCTCGTTAACAATAATTTTTGTAATTTTACCTGGGTCAACATGATACCATTGTTTACTTTCAGGATCTCTAATAAAAAATCCATCGCCATATTTAAATATATTTCTTACGATTCTAAACACCCGTGTGTCAAATTTGTTCATTTTGCACCATTGTTGTAGATATTCACGTAATATTGTTATTTCGCTAGTAGTTGCCTGTGATTTAAAATGAAGTTGGAATGGTGTTTTATTAGTTTCATTTGGTTGGGTACAGAATTCAGCAAGTATGTCAAGGGCAGCATTAACTTCACTATCCATATCCATAGTGTCATATTGAAGATATCTATCAATACGATTAGGAGCACCTGTATAAACATCTGGAAGATAGCTACTATAATTTGCCCTTGCAGGCCCAGGTCTACTGGCATTCATTCCTAATGGACTAAATGTTCCAGGTTGATTATCTACTAGTACAGGTGTGAAATATTTTTTCCAACTCATTAATAAACGCCTACAAAATTATTTTTATTATTTGCTTTAACTGCTCTGAGCTGATCACCTAGTAACTTTTGATTTTGATCAATAAGATTCTGCATATTCTTATTTAATGAACTTAGTTGTTTTACAACATCATTAAGAGTTGCATCTTTTGTTACAGTTGCAGTGGATTTAGATTCAGATGTTTTAGATTCATTATTAGATGTTTCACTATCAGACTTTTTTTCTGCCTGTCTTTTTAATCTAGCAGTTTCAGCACTGCTTTCGTTTTCTTCTTTTTTAGATATACTCTGAGTTTGAGATTTTAAATCTGCACCGTATTTTTTCATTCCTGGTAGATGTATAGTATTAAGATCTAATTCACCTTTCTCATTAAAAAAGGGATTAGTCGTCTTTAATTGAGAATCTAAGCTCTTTTTAGATTCTTCAGGAATATCAGTGTAATATCTTTCTCCAGTTTCTGGATTTATCTTGATACCTTGTGCTACACTACCATCTTCTGCTAATACATCCATGCCAGATGTATTTTTTTGAATATTTTTTTGTAGTTCTATTGCTTTGTCAAGACCTGCAAATTCATCAAACGGTAGTGCATTTTTTATAGCTGATGAAATATAATCTGTATCTTCTTCTTCTTTTGGTAGATGTTTATCGATCATTGAACCTAAATTAGCTTGTATATCACCGACTACTTCATCGAGTCCACCACGCATATCATCAGCAAATAATAACATCTTTTCTTGTTCATTTATTGCTTTATCTACGCCTGCAAATTCATCAAACGGTAGTGCATTTTTTATAGCTGATGAAATATAATCTGTATCTTCTTCTTTTGGTAGATGTTTATCGATCATTGAACCTAAATTAGCTTGTATATCACCGACTACTTCATCGAGTCCACCACGCATATCATCAGCAAATAATAACATCTTTTCTTGTTCATTTATTGCTTTATCTACGCCTGCAAATTCATCAAACGGTAGTGCATTTTTTATAGCTGATGAAATATAATCTGTATCTTCCTCTTCTGGTTGCTGATATTCATCAAGCATCGATCCTAAGTTGGCTTGAATGTCGTGTGCAACTTCATCGAGTCCACCACGCATATCATCAGCAAATAATAACATCTTTTCTTGTTCATTTATTGCTTTATCTACGCCTGCAAATTCATCAAACGGTAGTGCATTTTTTATAGATGATGAAATATAATCTGTATCACCGATCAGATCATCTATTTCTATCGGTTTAAATTCTATACCAGACATTACACTTTCGATATCTTCAGCTATGTTATTAGCTTCAAGCATCATGGCATCTTTAGCAGCAATTACACTATCTGTAGGAATAAGATCAGCCATTTCGCTCGCTATCTCATCTGCTGCCATAGTCATATCTGATAATGTTGTAGTAGCAGCCGGAATAGATTTTGTAATGTTATTAATGTCTTCAGCAATTTCATTTGCTTCTAACATAAAATTATCTCTTGCCTGAACTAATACATCTTCTACTTGTATTGGTGGAATATCAACAGCAGACATTTCTCCGGCGATGTCTTCAGCAATTTCGTTCGCTTCTAGCATCATAGCATCTTTAGCAGCAATTACACTATCTGTAGGAATAAGATCTGTTATTTCACTAGCAATTTCATTTGCTTCAAGCATCATAGCATCTTTAGCTTGTGTTACGCTGTCTAATTGAGAAATATTAGTTTTTTCTGTAACGCCGACAATCTGTCCTTGAATGCCTTCTGATAACTCTAGCTGATCATTCAGAGCTTTTTTAGTAGCTTCAATTTCAGCTTTGTTATATTCTTCATTGGTCTTTAAAACATCTATCCTATGTTTTAAACTTTCTAATTGTAGTTGTTCTTCATAGGTTAGTTGTTGTTCTTGTGCCTTAGCTTCTAATTGCTCAATTTCACCTAATGTTAATTTTTCTCGCTCTAATCTTTTTTGTTCTTTCTCGTTCAAATAAACAAGATGCTCTTCATTAGATTCTACAGAAGAATTCATTGCTTCTTTGTAAGACTGGCTAAATCTTCTAGCAGATCCAGACATTTCTTCGCTAGATTTTTGTATTTCTATCACAGGCAATGATTCAATTAGGTCTTTGTTTATTTCTTCAAGCTTTAAATTAAAACCTGAAAGATCAACTTTGCCCATTGTAGACTGAATATCATTGTAAGTTTTTTCAAAACTACTACCGAACTCGTCCATCATACTGCCAAATGGCAGTTTCATTTCTTCTCCGAATTCACTAGTTAATGCTTTGAAATCTGGTTTAGGAACGTCAGGAGCGTTGTCTACTGCTCTAACACTTGCTTGAGTAGGTGTAAGTTTAGCTGCTTCTGCTCTTTGTAATTCACTAATAACAGTTCCTGTAACTGATTTGATATCCAGAGGCTCTTGAGTTGTTTTTTCTATCTTATTATCTATTGCTCTAACACTTGCTTGAGTAGGTGTAAGTTTAGCTGCTTCTGCTCTTTGTAATTCACTAATAACAGTTCCTGTAACTGATTTGATATCCAGAGGCTCTTGAGTTGTTTTTTCTATCTTATTATCTATTGCTCTAACACTTGCTTGAGTAGGTGTAGGTTTAGCTGCTTCAACTGGTTTAGCTGCTTCTTCTTTTTTCGCAACAGGAGAAGGAGGAGGCGGTGGAACATTAGATTTACCAAAGTCTTTAGGCCAATTAATAACTTCTACTTTGCTAGGTGTAGTGGGCTGCTTTAATTCTATAGTTTGTGGAGTCTTAGGTATTGGTGCTGATACTGTTGTTGAAATATCTTTACTAATAGAATTTAAATCAATTCCTTTAGTAGAATGCATAGAAGATATTTGTTTTTTTAAATTATCAATAGCCTTAGCTGCTCCTTGATTTGTCATGCCTTTAGCAATATTTGTCATTTCATCTGGACGCACTACACCTTCTAAACCATGCAGCTCAACAAGAGTGCCTTTACCCCAATCTTCAAATAGATTGCCAGTCATCTGCACACTACCGCCCTGTCTTTTAGGTACCTGTTGTCCAGCATTTTTCAATGATTCAATAAAAGCATCTGCTCCTTTTTTCAGTGCATTCGGTAATGATGTTCCAGCACTATCGACTATTTTTTTAAAATTCTCCGCTATTCCAAAATTAGCAGCATCGTTAAACATTTTGCCTGCATTTTTTATCACAGTACCAGCTTCGGTAGCTCCTGTTACTAGAGCTGCACTTCCAATATTAACTGCCTTTAAAAGATCTCCGCCTAATCCGCTAACATTTTCAACTGCTTTTCCTTCTCTTCCCTGCTGTGCTGCATCTGCTATTGCTGGTCGTATGCCTTTTCCTGTACCGCCGAAGTTTTCACTCAGTCCTCTCAGTGTAGTATTAAATTCTTTAAAGGCTGGATCTAATTTCCTTAATGGTTCCAACAATCCTTCATTTATAGCCACAGCAGCATCTTTGGCCCGTGCCTCAAATAATATCATTGCTGATCCAAGTTCGTTAACTTTTTTACCTTGATCGTCTCTTCCCTGCATTTCTTTTAGAGCACGATCACGAGCCATTTTATCAAGTTCTTCGGCACTCTTGCCTCTACCTTCTTCACTTAGTTGAAGTTGTCTTAAGGCATCATGATAGCCACGTGTGGCTGTTATATTATCTGCTATAGCCTTACTGGCCACATTTCCTGTATGGTTCAGCGTGCCTAATTGTAACTTACTGATATCTCTACTATCTTCGTAGGCTGCTGCTCGACCTTTTGCAGCGGCTTCTTGAGCTTCTTTCTCTTGTCCTCTTTGAGTGGCAAGAGCCATATCTCTTGTAGCAGCAGCTTGTTGACTGTTGATTGCTGCTTGAGTGGCAGCTTCTTTGGTAACTATCTGTCCTGTGGCAAATATTTCTTTGAACATTTGCCCTTGCCCACGTAATTGAGCTTCGTTATATTGTTGAGCAAAAAGAGCACGAGCTTTTGCCTCTTCTTCTGGGCCTTTGGTAGCTCCTATTAATCTAAACTTTGACTCAACAGCAGCATCTTGAGAAGCTTTTTTCATCGCCTCTGCTTGTTCTTCTCTAGACTTTCCTGTTAAACGAGCCATTAAGTCCATTTCAGTAGCTAATTTAGTAGCTGCCTCGATTGACTGTTTTTGACCTTCTTGATCCAGTTTTTGACTATATCTTGTATAAGCTAGTTGTAAAGCAAGAACTTCATTAAGGTCTTTACTTGTATAGCCTAACAATCTTAGATTATCAGTAGCAGGTTCGTCCATAAAACGTTTGCTGAGAGTAGCAAATGCCTCTGCTCCCCTAGTAACACTACCACCTAAACCTATAAAATTTTCTCTATTTTCTTTGATTAAATTAGCGAACTCACCCAATGTTAGTCTTGTATTCGCTGCTGCTACACTAAGACCTATAAGGTCACCTCTAAACCCTGCGCCAGCTTTGCTTAAATCCATGAATGCATCTTTAGCATTCAACAAACTTTGTGCAGTTTCTTTTCCATATCCTGGTAACTTTTCAAAGGCTGCTATTAAAGGGTTAGTGCTTTGAGCTGTTTTGTTCAATGCAGCTTCTAGCCCGCCATCGCTATATTTTGGAGCTGCGGTTTGACTTTGAGCCCATTTCTTAAAGAATCTTTCAAATTCTAAACTTTTTTCGTCAGCCATTATTTTTCCAGGTAAAAACTACGTATATAAATATCTATATTATATTTATCGGATCATTTTATGAATCAAAGCAATCCACTTTTGAAATATTTCAGACAACCTAAGATTTATATTAATTTGCCAAGCCGTGGACTATATTATGAAAATAACTCATTACAAGGCAATTACGAGCAGGTTCCTATTTTTGCTATGACAGGAATGGATGAAATTATTAGTAAAACTCCGGATGCATTGTTCAGTGGAGAAGCCACAGCCAAAGTAATTGAAAGTTGTTGTCCGGTGATTAAAAATGCCAAATTGATGCCCAGTATTGATTTAGATGCGTTATTAATTGCTATAAGAATTGCTACATTTGGTCCTACTATGAACTTTACCCAAGTTTGTAAAAATTGTAGTACTGAAAATGATTATGAAGTAGAATTAAATGTTATCATAGACTATTTTCAAAATTTAAAATTTGTTAATACTATTAATATTGACGAAAACCTTATTATTAAAGTCAGACCTCTATTGTATGAAGAAATGAATTATTTCGCGATAGAAAATTTTAAATTACAAAAAATGTTGTATCAAACAAGAGATCTTGAAGACGTAGAGAGACAAAAAACTATTGATAAAATTTATCTCGATCTTAGTGATTTACAATTGCAGCTTTTCTTAACTGTTATTAGTTCTATTCAAATTCCTGATATGGTTGTTTCAGAAAAAGACTTTATAGAAGAATATTTAAGAAACTGTGAACGTGACCAGTACAATTTAATTAAATCTAAATTAGAAGAAAACAAAGAAACATGGGCGATTCCTAAACAAAAAATTCAATGTTCTAATTGTAAAACTGAAGATGAAATGCAAGTAGTATTGGATCAATCTAATTTTTTCGGTTAAGGCTTCTAAAACTTAACAATGAGGACATACTGAAATATACAGAAAGATTAGATTTAGAAGCCAAAGAAATAAAAGATGAAATTTTTAGAATAAGTTGGTATATGAGGGGTGGCGTAAGCAGCACTGATTTATTTTATCTATACAGTTATGAAGACAGAACAATTCTAAATCAGATTATTAAAGATAATATTGATGCTACCAAGAAGTCAGGAATAAATCTTATCTAGCCAAATATGGTAGTTGCTGTCCAGGTTTTAAAAACTGTTGTAATGGATCCGGTTTACCTTTAGCTATTTCCGACCGCCTATAGGCAGTTAAATCCCAATTTGTACTAAGACTTGAATTACTAATTAGTTCTTTATTTGGACCTTTAGCAATTAAAACACTATTATCATCTGGTTTATCTGTTAATTCACCAGTTGTAGTGTTCAAATACCAAAGACCAGAACTATTTGCTACTGGCTCCGAAGTTGCTTGACGTATAGTTCCGTTAGGAGCCGCAGGAGCATTTGTAGGAGGATTAGCACTTTGTCCTGTAGATTGAGTTTTAGAAGCAGCTTGAGCACCGGTCTGCGAATAAGCATAATGTACAGGATCTTTTATAGGTTCGGGTCGACGCCATCCTTGAGAATTCATCCATTCTTCCTCTTCTCGACTTAACGGAGGACTTACATCAATGGCCCATAGATGAAACCATTCTTTATTCTTATGTTTGTCAGGATTAGTAGGTATATATATACCTTTTTCTCCTTTTTGCCATCTATCATAAAGATCCTGTTGTTTATCTCTAGTACGTTCTGCACTAGTTATGTTTAACTCTTTTCCAAATTTCAATCTGTATTCTTTTTTAATTTTTTCAACAGCTCTTTTACTATTGGCCAAATCCTGATCACTACCAGGTACATCATACTTTTCTTGTTTTTGATATTGACCTAATACTCGACCTAATTCTGTATCTTCGAAATCTCTTACATCCTTGAATATATTCAATCCTAGTTCTTCTAATGCGGCAGCAGACCCTGCTATAACTGCATTAACAAATTGTTCTAACCATACTCTACCTTTATCAGAATTTAAAAAAGTAATCCAAGCAGCTTTTAAAGTCGCATTAGCTAAAACTGCCGAGGCTAAATTTAATGTAATTTTTCCACCAGTAGCCATACCTGCGGCCAGTGCTAGCATAGCAGTAGCACTTTTAGCAATTAGGTTACCACTGATAATTTGAGCTACAACCGCAGTAGCGAATATTGCTAACTCTTTATTTCTACGAGGATCATCTGGGGGTAATGCATCAACTTTTTCATTATAAACTTCCCAGGCATACCAAATTCCCCATATTCCGACAAGTTTATTAACAAGATAACCTAGAGCAAGCCAACGCGGAGAATTCCAGAATTTAGTCATTTTACTTTGAAATGCACTTGTAGCAGGTCTATTCATTATGTCTTGATAACTTTGAGATATTTGACTACTAGATGCAGCAGTTTTGAAATAGGCAGCAACTTTAGAATCACTTCTTTTCTTTATTTCATCTAATACAACTTTTAGGTCATTGCCTTGAAGATTAGGATCTAAATCTTTATGTAAAAATTTATAAAAATCAGGATCTTTAACCCTGCCAGTTTCTCTTGATTTAATTACTGCTTCTGCATATTTGTCAGACTTAGCTTGTATGAAAGGCTCCATTCTCTTCAGTAATTCTTTTTGAGATTTAGATGCTTGATAAGCTTGTTGTGCTTTATTTAAACCTTTCTTTGCTGCATTAGTAGCTGATTTTGCAGTAGATTTAAATACACCTGCTTCAAATACAATTTCGTGAGCTTTCATGATAAGATATTTATTAGAAGTTGAACGTAGTTCAACTGTTCTTCGCTCACGCTCGAACAGTTCTTCTGCGAAGCAGTTTTAATATTATCCAGATACAATGGTCACACTTTGCCCGTTAAGGGCAAAAATGACTTTACATTATCCGAGTACGCAAGTCACATAGCGTTAGAGCTACGAGGCTGTAAAAAATTTTTACTACCTCACGCAGGCGGTCATCCGGTACCTGCTCACTCCGTCTTTACAATGACGGCAGTCTATACACATACGCTAACACATGCATAGCCGTTAGGGAGTTACCCTTCTTTTGGCCTTTCGTCCTTTTCAAACAACCAAATCGCAGGTCTTAAGCGATCTTCATCTCTGAGAGGTAGTGGTTGAGTTCTTGTTACGGCGACAAGATTCCATCCCTGTGACACGAGTCCAGGTCTAGGGCGCACGAAATTAGGCCTGCGCTAGCCTTAACCGTTTAATTGTTTGCCTTTGATATGTGAGCCATGAACACGAACAGATATCTGTCCGTTATAGTATTCGTCTGATTCTAATACACGCCTTGAGAATTGCTCTCTTGCCTCAATGTAACTACATTCTGCCTTGGTTTTACAAAAATAAAGTATGTCTCTACGAAAGTTATCTAGGCCTAATTTTATAACATCTGCCTGTAATTCGTCATTTGATCCGTAATAGTCTCGCCAATCACTTTCTATTTTGCCTCTGATGCGTTTCTTTTTCTTGTTGCCATTCTTTAATTTCACTGTGCGAACTGTGGTCTTTGCGAATTTAGCCAGTTTTTTGCCTATGTATTTTCTATTATTGGTAAGATTGGTTATAATATAAACAAAGCCTATATATTCTTCTTCAATTGATTCTACGATCGCATCGTTATAATACCAAGACATCTACTATGTATCAAGATTTCGCCTTCGAATCTTGTCTCTTGGCACACCACCTTTGCGATATTTTTCACTATATCTTCTGTGTCTTTCTTTGTAGGTATCCAACAATGCTTGTCTCATTTCTTGCGAAAGTTTAATCATCTGCATTAAGTTTGCTCTTGTTCGCTTGGCACTAGCCATAGTTCGTTCCACAGCAAACTGTTGATAATTTGTAAAATAGATACGAAACTCTCGCATCAGTCGATCATGAAGCTCATCCATTCTCGAACTCCAAGTCATTAGCATAGCTAGTATAGCCATTTTCTTTTATAACTTTTAGCACATTATTGACACGGCCTACTAGTTCATCCTTATGACTGATTAGGTAAATGTTTTTGTTTCGTTCTCTTGCCATTTTTTTCAGTAGTGCTAGAGCACTTTCTACACCAGCAGCATCTAATCCGTTGTCTATAAGTTCATCGATAAACAGTAAATTGATATTTTGATAAAGACTTTCCCACACATCACGGAAACTCCAACTAAGTCCTAGGATTAATCTGTTGCGTTCTCCTCTGCTTAGATTGTCAAAGTCAAGCTCTTGTCCTAACTGAGTTATCTCTACGTTAAGATCATTTAAGAAACTGACTTGATGAGGTAGTCCCAT